TCTGCTTGGTCTTGTGACAATCCACCAATTGCTCTCATATTTTCTCTCATCACAATCAAGTCACTAGCACTCATTCCGATTTGTGCAGATGTATTGATAAGATTAGATAAAAACTGCCTTGAACCATCTACAGTTCCACCCAACTCTTCTCGTATTGCAATTTGTGCACTTTTTATCTCATCTCCACTAACACCCAATAGTGCGAATTGAAGTGATAAGATTTGTGATTGTTTGGTTAGTTTTGATGCCTCCATTACAGAAACACCTAACTCTTTTCTCAACTCTATTGCACCCTTTACGATTGATGCAAAATATGCAACAGTTGCAAGTGCAGCTGCACCTAAGGCCAACATTTGTAATTTACCTGCTTTTGCTGCATCAGTTATATCTCCTGCACCATCTGCACCCTCTGAGAGATTTCTTGCCTGTTCTTTTGCAGCCTTATTTCCTCCGTATATAAAGTCCATACTCAACTGAGAACTATTTGCAACTTGTTCTGCCGCTTCAGCTGCTTCTTCCACACCATCCATTTTTACACCACCCATCTCTTGAAAAGCTGCAGTGGCACCATCAATAGTATCAGTAATTCCTTTTCGTAAATTTTGTACATAATCTAAATTTAGAAATGCCTCTTTAACTGTATCTTTTAGTTCATCAAATATTTTCCCCAATCCCAATGCATCAGATAGGGTTTGTCCAAACATACCTTCAACAAAACTCTGTGCTTTTTCTAATGGACCAAGTAATAATTTTGCCTGTGCATCAAGTTTTTTTGCAGTAGACAATGCACCTTGATACGCCTTCAAATGTGAATTTAGTACTGTTGCTTGGTCTTTATTTGTTTTTGCTACTTTTGCAATTTGTTTTTGAAGAGTCTTGGTGTTGTCCATTATCAAAAATGTAGACTCACCAATATCATCAAAACTTGTTGCAATTTCAGAAATTGAATCAGTAATGGAGTCAAAGGTAGACAACATTTTCTTGACATCTTGACCTTGCTCCTTAAAAGCTTTGGCTGAACCGACAATGGAGTCTTTATATAATTTCGCCTTTTCGGTTAATTGATCCTGATTCCTAACTTCTTGATTAGTTGCCATATTTTTTTTCTTTTAGTTGAATTTTGAAATACTATGATTTCTGAAGAACTTATTATAGATTACGATATTTTCTCAAATCGGATAAAGCTTTCTTTGCACTTGGACTACCTTGTTTTGCTAATTTCACTAAGGTTTGCTCCCAAGTATCGAGAGCCTCTTCTGTTTCTTTCGTGGCTTTCTGTATTGTAGGGTCATTATTAAATGCCTTATTTAGGGCGTTAGAACGACCTTTCAATATCAATTTTAATATTCCGTCAAGAATACCTTCTGTTAGTTTTCCACGAGTTTTCATAAGATTCTCCAATATAGTTATAAATATCGTGAAATACTATTTTCTCGTTATTCCAGGCTTAGAAAGACCTTGAGTTTTTTTGGTTTGTTTGTCCATATATTCTTTTTCTTTGTGGTTTTGTTCTTCATATTTCTTTATATAAAACCTACGAAGATAGATGGGCAGGGTATACACTTGGTCAAATGTAAATTGGCCCTGTCCCAGGTAAAGGAGATACCATATCTCAGAATGCAAGTCCGCCTTATATTGCGGACTCGGGCCAAAAAAACTTGGTGGTGATGGGTAGTTGTAAGGTGTGATTTACTCCGTCTTCATCCATATAGTCCCAACTTAAGTCTATATCAGGTGTTACCATTCTCGCATGTTCACGCAATGCTACGGCATCCCTTGAAAGAAGATAATTATCGACAAACTCCGTGATAGTTGCCTTTTCGGAATCTCCATTTACAGATGTAATGAGTCTCTTTAGACGAGTAGTTACTCCCCTATCGACTCCATCTACTTTTGATATTTTTTTCAAACCCTCAAGTTCTCTTGTTACTTCATCTTCATCTAATGCAGTAAGTAACTTGAAAGTAACATCTATTTTTGAATTAGGTAGCTTAAATGGTATATCACTCCCACTTTTTGGTAATAAACTTTCATCTATGATTTTATCTTTGAATGAAGTCAAATCAATTGTGTCTGTTACTTTCTGACCATTAGTCGGATGTTCAAACTCAACATCATATTTCTTACCATATGCAAGTATTCTTGCAGCTATCATAATTGCGTTTTTATCACCAATCAAAAGTTCACTATATTTTATTTTCTTATCAACAATAAGATTCTGTATGAATTTGTCAATAACTTGACCCTTTCTTACGAGATTTACTGATGTTAGAATATCCTCGTCTTTTGCGGTAGGATATCTTATTTCAATAGTACCTTTTGCTAATGGTGATTCTTTTGGATAGAGTTTACCTTTTGACGGCAAATCTACCACTTCAGTTGGAAACTGAAAGTCAGCCATTGCTATACTCCTATGTTATTATACTATACTAAAACCATTTATATAACTATACTTTTGGAAAAAATGCCAGATATAAAAGTATTGTTAGAATTGTAATATTGCGTAATCGTATTGTAATGTTAGTGTTATGTCTACTGGATCAGTTCCATTACCCCAATCCAAATCATTGAAAGCTGCATTCTGTATGTATGCCCCTTTCAATGTCCATTCTTCTACAACATCACCAACAGGTCCGAGTAGATTGAATGTTACATCTTTTTTGTAAAAGTCTGAATATCCATCACGACCCGTAACAGACTCGTGTGATAATCTAACCCATTCCATTACTGCCTGTGCAGCCGATGGAACAACTGGGTCGTAAAGTGTTATGTCTATAGTTTGCCAAGCACCTTTACCCTTGACATATCTTTTCACATTTATGTGATCTAATTCTATTGTATCAAACTGAATAGATGGTCTATTTGCCGCTTTGATAAGGTAAGACGGAATTCCTTCAATGTACATTACATATCGGTTTTTAGTCTTCGGTTCAAACGGTGTGAACATTATTTCAGAAGGATCTAATAAATCTGGCATTTGATTTCTCCAATTAAAAAATTTCTTATTTCAGTAATAAATATCAGTATTCTAAAAAATCGTCTGATTTGTTTTGGTATCATTTTTCATAGTTTTTTCATAGTTTTATTCTTAAACAAAAAACCCCACGAGTAGTGGGGCTTTTTGAAATGTAATTGACTAATTACTCTGGAAAAGAAGCTCCAGTTGGTTGTACAATAAAGTCAAGTACAATGAACTCTGCAGTTCTTGTTGGTTGAATGAAGATTTGTCCAACTAACCTATTTCTGTCTACGACATCAGGTGTGTTGTTTGTATCGTCCATTACAACTCTGAACGCTGACAGACCACTATTAGCCTGTACTGATTCTAAGAACGGATTCACAATGTTCAAGAAACGATTTCTTGTAGAGATTGTGTTCTGTTCAAATACCAAGAACCTTGAAGAACTTGAGATAAACTTCTTAAGTCTAATCAACAATCTTCTTACATTTACCCTATCCAATGCAGATGGTTTTGCTTGTAAGGTCTTTTGACCCCAAACACAAACACCTTGACCAGGAAATGTTGCGATTGGATTGACTCTACCTTCGTATAAGTCATCTCTTTCTTCGTGAGTCAATCGTGTTTTAGCTTCTGTTACAGAAGTCAAACCACCACGATTCAAACCAGCAGGTGCGAACCATTCGTGTGCCACTTTATCAGTAAAAGATATTACACCAGGTAATACTACTGAAGGCGGAACCCAAGTAGGTAGATTTGTATTTAAGTCTACAATCTTTACCCACGGATAATAAGTTGCCGCATAATTAGTGTCGAATTTTTCTACCTCACCAGTTACTGTACTGATTGTATCACCCCAAGCTGCTGAATCCATTACATAAAATGTATCTGCTCTTTCTTCCACTTTAGTGATAGCATGATTAGTTACATTAGAGTGTAATCTTGAAATCACACCAGGTGTTACCAACATATTGATATCAAACTCATCAGCATTACTTATTGCATTTAGTGCCCTCTTATAAGCAACTGAACCACTTGCAGTAGAACTTGATAAATCAAATCCAGAACTATTTGCAGAAGTGATTTCAGCACCAACATAAGGTACTAACGCAGGATTGTTACCATCGAATCCAAACTGAAATGGTACTTGGAATTTTCTTTGTCTGATATGTGAAGCAGTCAAAGTAATTGATTCAGTTGCATCAGATGATGTTCCATCAAGTGCTGCAGCTGCTTCTGCACTTCCTAATTGGTCTTCCAATGAGAAAGTAACATTGTTACCATTACCAGCATCTTTTGGAATCGGATTTAGATACTCTCTACTATCAAAGTTAGAGAAGTCAAATCCATAAGCTTTTGCAGCCTGATACTGACCTGTTACTGAGTTTACCTGAGTAGTCACAAAAGAAGCACTTGGTACATTTGTTGTACCAGGAACAGGATTGAATACTTTTCCAAAACCCATAGGTACTACAGATTTTGCTAATGAATTCAATGCACTTCCGTTACTTCCTTGGTCTGTGTAATCACCAACTCTGATATACTTTGATTTGTTTGGATAGTCACCATAATAGGTAAGTTTACCATTTGCATCAATCTCAACATATCTGTCACCAATAACTCTTGCGAAATATTGTGGTGATGTTGGGTCAAAGTTTAGGTTATCAAACTCCTCAAGTGTAACATTATCGTCAAATTGGTCTGGATTATATTTCTTCACTTGTAATGCGAAAGAACCATAATCAGAACCAAGAATTGAACCAGCAGCTTTTATCTGACTAATTTCAATCCTAAATTGTTGATTCATTTCAGCACCGTGATTTCTTGTGTACACCCTAAATAGATTCTTAGCAGTTCCACCTATTCTTTGTGATAAAATATAAGGTGTTCTTGCATTTGAATATGAAGAGTTTCCAGTCCAAGTATTTGCACTTCCATAAGTATCATAAGATTGTGTACCAGATTTGAAATCTAATGTACCACTTCCAGTTACAATATATGATGATGAAAGACTTGGTAATGCACTTTCAGTTTGTGCAGCCAGTTGATCCTTATGCACCACATGCAAATTTTTGAAATTTGCTAACAAGTAAACCGATGAATCTTGATTCAAAGGGTCTCTTGAGATAACATTTTCAATATAATTTGCACTTGATGTGTCGAATGATAAAGTATAAGTTTCAGCAGCGACATTAGAACCAGATACTGTCAATACAAATTCAGACGAAGCTGAAGCTGCACTACTCAAACCAACTCCTGTAAATCCTATGTCGGAAATACCTGAGTTAGCTTTAGCAGATGGTGCTAAGGTTGCAGCAACTTTACCATTAAACGAGGATTGGAAGTTGGTATCACCATCATTCTTATATTCAAGATTGATGTAATCAACTTCATACCCACCTATGTGTAAAACTCTAACTACGGTTACAGTACCTGCACTTCGTAGATATTCTCTTACAGCATATGGAGTATAAAACCTCTTATCCGTGGATCCAAACATCTCTTCAAACTCAGAGAAGTTACGAATAAGGGTTGGAACAAATGCCGGCCCTTTTACTGTTGGCCCGATAATAGCCGCTCCTATTTCCGCAATACCTTGCGGTAGGAATGATATGTCGGTTTCACGAGTAAAAACGCCTGGACTTACTATTCGTTCAGCCATTTAATTCTCCCAATTGGTTATAGTTGTTGTTAAATTTTTATATAAGTAAATATCAAATAAAATTCCCAAAATCACTTTCTGTACGAAATTTATTTACTCTCTCCTTGAGTATCACTTTCACTCGGTGTAAAAACACCTGTGTTTGGGTCTAATGTACCTGGTCCATATTTCTCGGTTATCGTATTAGTCAATTCTACTTCTTCTTTTTGAGTTTCTTCAAACTTCTTTATCATATCAGAATGGGCTTGACTAAGTGCAGCTTGTCGTTGAGCATTCAGTAATTTCTGAACTTCAATCTCACCAAGTCTATTTGTACACTCTACATAGTCTGTTTTTAATTGATTTAGTTTACTTACTTCTTCTTCCGTGAATTTTATATCACTCATTTATAACTCCTAAATTATCTTATATAAATAGTTTTAAAACTTCTGTAAATAGTATTTTTATCTAATTCTCGTTATAATACCATTCTGTATTGTCATAGTTTTTGATGTCCTACTATCTTGTAGAAAAGCTTGATTTGTACTCAAACTACCACTACCAGCTGGGCCTTGAGGTCCTGGAGGTCCTGGTGGTCCTGGAGGTCCATCTGGTCCGTCTGGTCCAGAAGGTCCTGTTGGTCCTGTTCCACCTTGTGCACCTGTTCCACCTTGTGCACCTTGAGGTCCTGGAGGTCCTGGAGGTCCTGTAATACTTCTTCCACTTGTTCCACTACTTCCACTTGCACCAGTAGGTCCTGGAGGTCCTTGAGGGCCTGGAGGTCCTTGTACTGAGACTCCACTTGTTCCACTCGAACCACTTGCACCAGTAGGTCCTGGAGGTCCTTGTGGGCCTGTTCCACCTGGAGGGCCTTGTACCGAAACTCCACTTGTTCCACTACTTCCACTTCCACCTTGTGGGCCTGGAGGTCCTGGAGGGCCTGGAGGGCCTTGTACGGAAACTCCACTTGTTCCACTACTTCCACTTGCACCTGGAGGTCCTGGAGGTCCTTGTATTGAGACTCCACTCGTACCACTTGAACCACTATTACCATCTCTACCATCAGAACCGTGTCTACCATCAGTACCACTTGTACCACTTGTACCACTACTTCCACTCGTTCCACTACTTCCATTTGCACCTGGAGGTCCTTGTGGGCCTACATCACCTTGTGCACCTTGAGGTCCTTGAGCTCCTTGAGGTCCTGTAATACTTCTTCCACTCGTTCCACTTGAACCATCAGCTCCTCTACCACCTTGTGGGCCTGGTGGGCCTGGAGGACCTTGTACCGAAACTCCACTTGTTCCACTACTTCCACTTGTTCCACTCGAACCATTAGCACCAGCAGGGCCTTGTGCACCTGTTCCACCTTGAAGTCCTGTAGCTCCTCTATCACCTTGTGGGCCTTGTGGTCCTGTTCTTCCACTCGTACCACTTGAACCACTTGAACCACTTGTTCCACTCGAACCACTTGTACCCGAAGTACCACTTGAACCACTTGTTCCACTCGAACCACTTGGGCCTGTTGCACCTTGAGGGCCTTGAAGTCCTGTAGCTCCTCTATCACCTTGTCTACCATCACTACCACTTGTACCTGAACTACCACTTGTACCTGAACTTCCACTTACTCCACTTGTACCACTCGAACCACTTGTACCTGAAGAACCACTCGTACCACTCGTACCACTTGAACCACTTGGGCCTTGTGCACCTGTACCACCTTGTGGACCTTGAAGTCCTGTAGCTCCTCTATCACCTTGAGGTCCAGTTCGTCCACTTGTTCCACTACTTCCACTTGAACCACTTGTACCTGAAGTTCCACTTGTTCCACTCGAACCATTAACACCAGCAGCACCTTGAGGTCCTTGGTCACCTTGAAGTCCTTGTGGGCCTTGTGGTCCTGGAGGTCCTTGAGGACCTGCTCTACCACTCGTACCACTACTTCCACTTACTCCACTTGTTCCACTTGATCCAGATGTTCCACTTGAACCACTTGTTCCACTTGTGCCTGAACTTCCACTTACTCCACTTGTTCCACTTGAACCACTATCACCTTTATCACCAGTTCTTGCGAATGTAACTATAACAAACTCACCATTACTAAATGGTGAATTATCAGAATTAGCAACTACTCCACCATCAACTACAAAGTAACCACTTTCTTCGGAAATACGAGTAATTGTCATCAAAATAAATTGTGATGAATCTGTAAGATTTGAAATTCTAAAATGTCCTTTTATGGTTGATGAAGAGTCATCTATTGTTCTTAGGTATGTTTGTATGTCTTCTGAATTACTATCTGCATCATCGATAAACATACGAGTTGCAGAACTTTGTGTAGAATTATTTAGTCTTATTATACCAGAACCAGGATCACTTGCAGTTGTAGAAGTACTAAATCTATATCTAAATGTTGCTCCACCAAAGTTACCATCTTGTCCACTTGTACCAGATGTTCCACTCGTACCACTTGTACCACTCGAACCACTTGTTCCACTTGTTCCACTACTTCCACTATTACCACTCGTACCACTCGAACCACTTGTTCCACTCGAACCATTATCACCTCTTCTACCATCAGCACCACTTGTCCCACTTGTACCACTCGAACCACTCGTTCCACTTGTTCCACTACTTCCACTTGTTCCACTTGAACCAGATGTTCCACTTGTTCCACTTGAACCACTTGTTCCACTCGTACCACTTGAAAAGGATGTACCTTGTACATATGTGTCTATTGCATCTAAATCTTGTTGCATCTCATCAATCAGATATGCTATAGGACCTACGAAATCTGAAAAACCATCATCTTCTAACCAACGACCTTTTGCAACAGATTCGGATGCAGCATTATGTACACTTTCGGTAACATAAAAGGCCAAATCTGTTTGGTCATAAGTTACACCTTTATCGGAAGCTACATCACCTCGACTTCTCGCAGAAGATATCTTCGTTTTTTGATCAGAAGTTTCTGCTAATTTGAATATCCGTTTTCGTGCTTTTCTTGTTATTGCCATTTATGTTTCCAATTTCTAATAAATATCATTTTATTGTAAACTATATGCATCTAAATACCACCACAATGTTACTATCGTGTCGTTTTGGTCACTTGTTGGGTCTATACTAACAGCAATAGTATCAGTATTTGAGAATGTAGATGTTGTTGAAAATGTTGCAAACCCATTATTATTAGCGGTCATACCAAGTATAGTTTCACTTTCTGTTGCAGTTGTACTTGGATTTGCAGTACCAGCACCTGCCTCGTGATATGCAACCACAGTATTACCACCTGCAGATTCTGACCTTATCACTGCCTTATGTAATTGTCCTGCAACTCCTGGTGCCTGTTTGTGATAATAACTAATCGAAGTTATTTCACTCAAACTATTCCAAGGTACATAAACTTTTGTACCTGCACTATATCCATAATTGTAATTATGAAATGTAGGATATAATTGAAATGCTGCAAATTTACCTTTTGAAAATCCAGCCTCTACAGTACCATCATATCCAAATAATAAATTATTATTTGCTGCAGTATTGATAACAAAGTCATTTTGTGTGGCTCCAGTATATCTATTTGAACTTCTTTCCAATTGGAGAGTTGCCTGTTCGGTATCTCTATCATCTAAATCATAGAACCCAATCATTGCATACTTACTATCAGTATCAGCCTTTAGTAGAAGTTTAGGAATACCACCAGCACTCTGTAGAGTTAGATATGGTCCTCCACCAGCACCACTCGTAGTGGTCATCATCATTCCGTGTGCAGGTCCTGTAGCATCGAAACTTGCAGTTATTTGATTGATGGAGTTGAATTTGAATATTTCTGTTGCATCATCATAGGTTAGAGTTGAGTGTGCAGTTGCCGTACCATCTCCATCCATTGTTATTAATCTCGTGTCTGCATCATTAGCAACTGAGATTGAACCAGCAGGGCCAGCTGGGCCTTGAGGTCCAGAAGGTCCTGTTGGTCCAGCAGGTCCTTGTGGGCCAGCTGGGCCTTGTGGGCCAGGAGGTCCTGCAGGTCCTGCAGGTCCTGGTGGTCCACCACCTGTTATGAATTCGTGATAAGTACCACTTTGACCTTCATATACTCGTAAAGAATTATTTGCCGAACTGAAGTATATCGCACCACTTCTTACATTTTTTCCATATGGTGCAGTTGTTGGTAATTGTAATGCATTCAATCCTTGAATAAAGAACCTTGAATCATTACCTGATGCACGAAGAATACTATTAGGTTCTTCCATAGAAATAAATTGTCGTGCTCCAGTAGATGTAGCACCAATTTGAGTTCCCATAAAGAACCTCGTTGCACCAGGTCTATTTGCTGTTCCAGCATTTGGTATTATGTGAAATTGAACTCCTCTTACTGGATCACCATCAGATAGTGATTGTGAAACTCTTTTGAATCCACCCCTTGATGATATAGAACCAGTTCCAATAGCAAACATAGAACCAGATTCATCATCAACCAATGTATTTATTTCAGCCTGTATTATTGATTGTGAAACAATCTTCATCATATCAACAACTCTAAACACCGAGTCTTGTTGATATTTGTTTCCATTTTTATCACCAAATTGGAAGAAATCGTCTGTAGCAGGTAGTCCTCGTCCTGGTGCAGCTGTATAGGCTGCCATCTTTCTGAATGCAAGTGAATCTGCATGATTTTTGAAATCTGGTGCAGAAATCATATTGAATTCTGCATTCGTTATAGCTCCACCAACAGTTGCGACAGAAGCAGATAATGCAGCCACAGTAGTAAAAGGTACGATTGAAGTATCAGAATCAGATATAACAAATCCTGAATTATCATCTTCGTCTGCTTGAATTTTAAATCTTTGAAATAGTTTAGATGCTCCAGCACTACCATCGTAATAATGTGGGGTCGCATTATTACCATTTACAATACTAAATTGATTTATATCCCAACTAGCTATTAGATTGTCACCCTCACCTATTCGGAATACTTCGTTTCCACCAGTATATCCACCACCATCATATCCAACAATACCCCACGAACCAGTAGCACCTGAGTCGTCTATTTTTCCTATCTTTATTCTTGGATTACCTTTTAGTCCACCAACCTCTAATGATTCTCCAAAGAATCCCATATTAGCCGTAACTGATTGTGCATCAACTCCTTCAGTTAATAAAATATTTGAGGCGGTTACATCACCAGAAGGGGATACTCTAAAGAAAGAAGTACTTATCTCACCACTCGAACTTATATATAAATTAGGTCTATCACTTGTACCACCAACTGATAATTGGTCGTTGAAAAATCCAAAGTTTGCACTAACACCATCCGCAGTCAATCCACCACTCAAGTCCATATTTGATGCAGTAACAGTACCAGTTGCAGATACTTTGAAATTACTTGAAGATATAATCAATCCCTCACCAGTTTCTGCTGGAGTAAAGTTTCCACCAATCTGTCCACTAACAGTCAAGTCACCTGTAATTGCTGCAGTACTACCATTGAATGTGAAGTTAGCCTCAGCAGTTCCAGTTCCATCTCCATCATCTGTTATTACTCTGTTTGCACCAGAATCAGATAAAGCAATTACCCCACTTGTACCACTCGAACCACTTGCACCTGGAGGTCCTGGAGGCCCGTTTGGTCCTGGAGGTCCGTTTGGTCCTGGAGGTCCTGTTAGTCCACTTGTACCACTTGAACCACTTGAACCACTACTACCACTTGGGCCTGGAGGTCCTGGAGGTCCTTGTACTGAGACTCCACTTGTTCCACTCGAACCACTTGAACCACTACTACCACTTACTCCACTTGTACCACTTGAACCACTTGAACCACTCGTTCCACTTGAACCACTACTACCACTTGAACCATTATTACCTGGAGGTCCTTGTATTGAGATTCCACTCGTTCCACTACTTCCACTTGAACCACTACTACCACTTACTCCACTTGTTCCACTTGAACCTGATGAACCACTCGTACCACTTGACCCACTTGAACCACTACTTCCACTTACTCCACTTGTTCCACTTGAACCTGATGAACCACTTGAACCACTTGGGCCTTGTGCACCAATATCACCAGTTCTTGCGAATGTGACAACCACAGAATTTGAATTACTAAATGGATTTGCAGCAGATGAACCTATGTTCGATACGGTAATATCAAAGTAACCACTATTTTCTGATAGTGAACTTATTGTGAATAATAAAAATTTTGAAGAATCAAACCTTTTTGAAATCTTTACATGCCCTTTTATTGTACTTGTGGAATCATCAATTGTTCTCAAGAATGCCTGTATATCAACACTATTTGCATCAGCATCATCAATGTAAATTCCTGTTGCAGCATTCTGTGTACCATTATCTAATCGTAAAATACCATTACCTGGATCACTATTTGTTGTTGTGGTAGAGAAAGTATATTGAAAAGAAGCACCACCAAAGTTACCACTTGAACCACTTGTTCCACTACTACCACTTGTACCACTCGTTCCACTTGTACCACTCGTACCACTCGTTCCACTACTACCACTTGAACCACTTGTTCCACTTGACCCACTTGTTCCACTTGAGCCAGATGTTCCACTTGAGCCAGATGTTCCACTCGTGCCTGATGAACCACTTGAACCACTTGTTCCACTTGAACCTGAAGAGCCACTTGTTCCACTCGTACCACTTGTACCCGAAGTACCACTTGTACCACTTGTTCCACTTGTGCCACTACTTCCACTTGAACCACTCGTACCTGATGAACCACTTGACCCACTTGTACCACTTGTTCCTGATGTACCACTTGACCCACTCGTACCACTTGTTCCGTTTGTACCACTTGTACCACTTGAGCCTGATGAACCACTTGTTCCACTCGAACCACTCGTACCACTCGTTCCACTTGAACCATTATTACCTGGAGGTCCTTGAGGTCCTGTTAGTCCACTTGTTCCACTACTTCCACTTGAGCCACTTGTACCACTCGAACCACTTGTTCCACTCGTACCACTTGTACCTGAAGAACCACTAGCTCCACTCGTACCACTTGAGCCAGATGTTCCACTTGTACCACTTGACCCACTTGAGCCAGATGTTCCACTTGTTCCACTTGAACCACTCGTACCACTTGTTCCATTTGTGCCTGATGTTCCACTTGTTCCACTTGAACCTGATGAACCACTTGTGCCAGATGTTCCTGAAGAACCACTTGAACCAGATGTTCCACTTGTTCCACTTGAACCACTCGTACCACTTGAGCCAGATGTTCCACTCGAACCACTTGAGCCAGATGTACCTGAAGAACCACTTGAGCCAGATGTTCCACTTGTCCCACTTGTCCCACTTGAGCCAGATGTACCTGAAGAACCACTACTACCACTTGTTCCACTTGAACCACTCGTTCCACTTGAGCCAGATGTTCCACTTGTTCCACTCGTACCACTTGTACCTGAAGAACCACTATCACCTTTATCACCAGTTCTTGCGAATGTAATTATGATTTCCTCACCAGCACTAAATGGAGAGGTTGCTGAAGAATCTATAGGACTTACAGTTATATCAAAATAACCAGTAAGTTCTGATAAACTTGAGATAGTAAATAATAAGAATTGACCACTATCTTGTTTGTTTGAAATTTTTACATGCCCTTTTATTGTACTTGTTGAGTCATCGATGGTACGCATAAAAGATTGTATGTCATTACCATCCTCATCAGTATCACAAATATAAATACCTGTAGCGGCATTCTGTGTAGCATTGTCTAATCGTAAATCACCAGCACCTGGATTTGCGTTTGTAGTATTTGCTTCAAAGGTATAGAAGAAAGCTGCTCCACCAAAATTACCATCAGCACCACTTGTTCCACTACTACCACTCGTACCACTTGAACCGCTAGTACCACTTGAGCCAGATGTACCACTCGTACCCGAACTTCCACTTACTCCACTTGTTCCACTCGAACCACTTGAGCCAGATGTTCCACTTGAACCAGATGTTCCACTTGTTCCACTTGAGCCAGATGTTCCACTTGACCCACTTACTCCACTTGTACCACTTGACCCACTTACTCCACTTGTACCACTTGACCCACTCGAACCACTTGTACCACTTGTTCCGCTAGTACCACTTGAGCCAGATGTTCCACTTGAGCCAGATGTTCCACTTGAGCCACTTGAACCACTTGTACCTGAACTTCCACTTACTCCACTCGTACCACTCGAACCACTTGTTCCACTTGTTCCAGATGTACCTGAAGTACCCGAAGAACCTGATGAACCACTTGTTCCACTACTACCACTTGAACCACTCGTTCCACTTGTGCCAGATGTTCCACTTGTACCTGAACTTCCACTTACTCCACTTGTACCACTACTTCCACTCGTACCACTTGTACCACTTGACCCACTTGAGCCAGATGTACCTGAAGAACCACTTGAGCCAGATGTTCCACTTGTCCCACTTGTTCCGTTTGTACCTGAAGTACCAGAAGTACCACTCGTACCATCTATTCCACTTGTTCCGCTACTACCACTCGAACCACTTGTTCCACTCGAACCACTTGAACCACTTGTCCCACTCGTACCACTCGAACCACTCGTTCCACTTGAGCCAGATGTTCCACTCGTACCACTTGAACCACTTGTGCCTGAAGAACCACTATCTCCACTTGTTCCACTTGAACCACTTGTTCCACTTGAACCACTTGTTCCACTTACTCCACTTGAGCCACTTGAACCAGATGTTCCCGAAGAACCACTTGAACCAGATGTTCCACTTGTTCCGTTTGTACCACTTGTGCCTGAAGAACCACTTGTGCCTGAAGAACCAGAAGTTCCACTCGTACCACTTGTTCCACTTGTTCCACTTGAACCTGCAGCAACCTCAAATCCTGTGGGTGTTCCTCTGTATATATTATTGTCGTGTGTACTAAAAGCTATTTGACCAGGTTTTGGTGTAATGGTTGTTGCGTCTGCTACAATCGGTATAACAAAACTACCAGTTACATCCAATGAACCTGAAAATCTATGAGTATCAGTTAGAGTATCTCCAAATATATTTGAACCCTCTGAAAAACTCTGTGTAAAATATGATGTAGATGAGGATACAATTTGATTTTCAGCAATAACATCCCCACTTACTCGTAAACTACCAAGTAAATTTAGATAGTCCCCATCTTTGTTGAATGTCGCTACATTTTGTCCTTCTACTTGGACTACAATAGCCGCTGATGATGATATAATCCCATCTTCTATATGAATTTTACCCATCTACACTTTCCTAATCATTGCTAGTATTGAAAAACTTTCACCCTCACCACTTTCAAGTGATTGAGCGATTACAGAACCAAACATCTGTACATTAGATAAATATTGATTTTCTACAGATTTACCATGCCCAATTACATCTGATGTGACAATCCAATCACCAACATTTACTTTTCCAGTAACCAATATAGGTTCAGCACCAAGTATAATTGGTTCATCTTTACCTTGTTTACTAACTCCCATTACAAGAGTATCAAAATTCTTTTCACAAGGAATTAATTTTTTACCATCCCATACCAATATAGTTCCTGTTGGTAATTTACCAATTCCTTCTGTTCGTAAGTTAGTTTCAAAAATACCACCAGTAGTAGTTTGTGTAGCAAATACATCACCCCATCTCTTTTCAGCCGTACCAAGTGTCATAGAAGCATCATCAGTTCTTGGTATAAACACACCATTCAAGTCTAAAATACTACCATCAAATGTCAATGCAGCTTCTGCAGTTCCAGTACCATCTCCATCCGATGTCAATACTCTATTATCACCATCTGATGCAATTGATATTACACCACTTGTTCCACTTGACCCACTTGAGCCAGATGTTCCACTTGAGCCACTTGTTCCACTTGTACCAGATGTTCCACTCGAACCACTTGAACCACTTGTACCTGATGACCCACTTGTTCCACTTGACCCACTTGTACCACTTGTACCTGATGACCCACTTGTTCCACTCGTACCTGAAGTACCACTTACTCCACTTGAACCACTACTACCACTTGTTCCACTTGACCCACTTGAACCACTTGTGCCAGATGTTCCACTTGACCCACTTGTTCCACTTGTGCCAGAGACTCCACTTGAACCACTTGAACCGCTAGTACCACTTGTACCTGATGACCCACTTGTTCCACTTGTTCCACTTACTCCACTTGAGCCAGAAGAACCAGATGTTCCACTTGACCCACTTGAGCCTGATGTTCCACTTGAACCAGATGTTCCACTTGAACCTGAAGTACCAGATGTCCCACTTGTACCACTTACTCCACTTGAACCACTACTACCACTTGTTCCACTTGAACCACTTGAACCACTTGTACCAGATGTCCCACTACTACCACTTGTTCCACTACTTCCACTTGTACCAGATGTTCCAGATGTTCCACTTGTTCCACTCGTACCTGATGAACCACTTGAACCACTTGTTCCACTTGAACCTGAAGAACCACTTGTTCCACTTGAGCCAGATGTTCCACTTGAACCACTTGTGCCAGATGTTCCACTTGTACCACTCGAACCACTACTTCCGCTTGTACCTGAAGAACCACTTGAACCACTTGTACCTGATGACCCACTTGTTCCGCTTGTTCCACTACTTCCACTTGAACCACTTGTACCACTTGAACCACTCGTTCCACTTGAACCACTCGTTCCACTTGAACCACTCGTACCACTTGAGCCCGAAGAACCACTTGTTCCACTTGAACCACTTGAGCCAGATGTTCCACTCGTACCACTTGTTCCACTTGTTCCACTTGAACCAGATGTTCCACTTGTTCCACTTGTTCCAGCATCAGGATCTGATGCAGTTGATGTAGCACCCTCTGAAACCAAACCACCAGTTGCGGTAACAGTATTTGCAGTCAATGATTCAGCAGTTATTGATGCACCATTTATTTCTAAACCATCACGAGTTAGTTTTATGTAACTACTTGGTGATGCAAATATCAATAACCCATCAGGCATCAATTCAATTTTTGCCTCGACTTGTTTTAGTACGAATGAATCAAACTGAAGTTCTGTGTATGGTGTTCCATCATTTCCTAAATCCGAACTTGGGTTCAACGAACCACTAACTTTTACTAAAATATTTGTAGTGTCTTTTGGTAGTTCAGCATTTAGATTTATCTGTGAGAAATTCTTACCAGGTAAGAAACTCTTTCCTACAGGACTACTTCCATCCACACTACCAGATGGGCCGAACATATAATAAGCTGATGCTGATTCATACCACAATGAAACAAATTGGTCTGGTACAGTTCTGTTTGTTCCAGCACCTTGTAAACTATGACTCATTCTTGTGTTGAATGAAGTATAAATTGTTTTACCTTCTGAGAATGAACCAGTAATACTTGAAGATATTATGTAATTATGAGTCTCACCCAATACATAAGAACCACTTGGTACAAAAATATCAAGTGTATTATTACCTTCGTTTGCACCTTGACCAACACTACCATATTGATTTCTTCTTGTTATCGAAGAACTAACTCTTGCACCAAGTTCAATAGACCAAGAAACAAGACTATTTGGTGAAGATATAGTTCCGATATTCTGTCCACCAAATGGTGGTGTTCCAGCATTTGAATTTGCACCTGTATCGATTATTTCTATTCCACCATTTATAAATAAATCCGTACCAGCTGCCTCATTACTCAAAGATGCAGATGCAACTTTTACAACAGTATCTCCAAATTGATTGTCTATTTCTAAACCAGGTAATGATGAATTTAATGCTACAGTTCCTTTACTTATAGAACCATCTTCTATTTTCCAACCAGCAATATCACCAGCTGATGCAGTCATCTCTCCTGCAGGTGATACTTGGAAATTAGATGCAGATACAAACCCACTTGATGATATTATAAAATTAGGTATTGCTTCTGTACCACCTACTTTTAGTGTATCTCCAAAAAATCCAAAGTTTGCGTGAACCGAATCTGCCTGTACATCAGAACCTATCAACATTCTTGAAGCAGTTACCGCACCATATTGGTCTACTCTAAAGAATGATGCGGATATTTCACCACTTGAACTTACATAAACATTAGGTTCTGCTTCAGTGCCTCCTACTAATAATTTATCCCCAAAGAAACCAAGTGTAGCGTGTACAGAATCTGCCTGAACATCATTACCAATCAACATCCTTGATGCAGTAACAGCACCATATTGGTCTACCCTAAAGAATGATGCAGATATTTCTCCACTTGAACTAACATACACATTAGGTTCTGATTCTGTACCACCAACTAATAATCTGTCTCCAAAGAAACCAAGTGTTGCGTGAACTGAATCAGCCTGTACATCATTACCAATCAACATTCTTGAGGCAGTTACTGCTCCGTGTTGGTCTACTCTGAAGAAAGAAGCTGAAATCTCACCACTTGATGAAATATAAACATTTGGTTCAGCCTCAGTTCCACCAACTAATAATCTATCTCCAAAGAAACCAAGATTTGCGTGTACCGAGTCCGCTTGTACATCGTTACCAATCAACATTCGAGATGCAGTTACCGCACCAAATTGGTCTACTCTAAAGAATGAAGCTGAAATCTCACCACTTGAACTTATATAAACATTTGGAGCATCAACACTTCCACCGACTAACATTCTATCTTCAAAGAAACCAAAGTTTGCGTGTACTGAATCTGCCTTGACATCTTGTGCAATCAAGATACGAGATGCAGTTACTGCTCCTTCTGTATCAATTCTGAAATGAGATGCGGATATTTCACCACTTGAACTTACATAAACACTTGGTTCTTCAATAGTACCACCAACTAATAATTTATCTTCAAAGAAACCAAGTGTTGCGGTAATATCATCTGTTAGTAATATACTTGATGCAGTTACATTACCCTCTGCATCTACTTTGAAGTTACTTGAACTCACCACATATGTAGCATCAGGTGATAATTCAAATTGACCTGTTTTTGCAAGTTTATCGGAATTGATTGTCCACCCACCAATATTACCACTATCGGCATTTAAATTTGTTAGGGTTACATTATTGAAATTTACATCATCTAAAATATTTATATCACTATTACCAGCAATATTTGTTGCCTGTACTCTACCAAACGAACCAGTTGATTGTCGTGAAGCACTTACAGCAAATTCTCCAACATTCAAATGTATATCATTATATAATTCTATTTTACCAAACGAACCAGTTGATTGTGCAGAACCACTTACAGAACCGTGGGTATCCACACCCATACTTGAACCTGTTATAAACAATGAACCAGTTAGTCGTAAATTTGCTCCATCAAAGGTAAGATTAGATTCTGCAGTTGCAGTTCCATCACCATCGGATGTCAATATTCTATTATCACCATCACTAGCTATTTGAATTACACCACTTGTTCCACTACTTCCACTTGAACCACTTGTTCCACTTGAACCACTCGTTCCACTTGAGCCAGATGTTCCACTTGTTCCACTTGACCCACTATCACCTTTATCACCAGTTCTTGCGAATGTCGCAATAACATCTTCTGTATTACTAAATGGAGCTGCAGCTGATGAATCTACAGCACTTATAGTAACTTTATGGTAACCTGTTTCTTCAGAAGATGCTGATATTGTAAATAAAATAAATTGTGAACTATCTGTTTTATTTGTTATTCTAACATGCCCCTTTATCGTAGAGGTCGAATCATCTATAGTTCGTAAATAATTTTGTATATCTGTACCATTGACATCAGTATCATCAATGTACATTTCTGTTGCATTATTTTGAGTTGCATTATTTAGTGCTAATTTTCCTGCACCAGGATCGGCATCTGATGTAGCAGTATTGAAATCAAACTCAAATGCTGCACCACCGAAATTTCCATCAGAACCACTTGTTCCACTTGACCCACTTGTTCCACTTGACCCACTTGTACCACTTGAGCCAGATGTTCCACTCGAACCACTTGAACCACTCGTACCACTTGTACCACTCGTTCCACTTGAGCCAGAACTTCCACTTGTCCCACTTGAACCACTTGAACCACTTGTTCCGTTTGTACCACTTGTCCCACTTGAACCACTTGTTCCACTTGTACCATCTATTCCACTTGTACCCGAAGAACCACTCGAACCACTTGTACCAGATGTACCACTTGTTCCACTCGAACCACTACTACCACTTGTGCCAGATGACCCACTTGAACCACTTGTTCCACTTGTTCCACTTGTTCCGTTTGTACCTGAAGTACCAGAAGAACCACTCGAACCACTTGTACCATCTTCCCCACTTGTGCCTGACGAACCACTTGTTCCACTTGTGCCTGACGAACCACTTGTTCCACTTGTCCCGCTCGTACCCGAAGAACCTGATGAACCACTTGTTCCACTTGAACCTGAACTTCCACTTGTTCCACTTGTTCCGTCTACACCACTTGTTCCACTTGAACCACTTGTACCACTTGTACCACTACTTCCACTCGAACCGCTTGTTCCACTTGAGCCTGAAGAACCAGAAGTTCCACTTGTTCCACTCGAACCACTTGTTCCACTTGAGCCAGATGTACCACTTGAGCCAGATGTACCTGATGTACCACTCGTACCATCTATACCACTTGTGCCACTACTTCCACTCGAACCACTTGTGCCACTTGACCCACTTGAACCAGATGTTCCACTTGAACCACTTGAACCAGCCGTTCCACTTGAACCACTTGAACCACTTGTGCCAGATGTTCCACTTGTTCCGTCTACACCACTTGTGCCACTTGAACCAGATGTTCCACTTGTCCCACTTGAACCTGAACTTCCACTCGTTCCACTTGAGCCTGATGAACCACTTGTACCTGATGACCCACTTGTTCCACTCGTACCTGAAGTACCACTTACTCCACTTGAACCACTTGAACCACTCGTACCATCTATTCCACTTGTTCCACTTGAGCCTGAACTTCCACTTGTACCACTTGTACCAGATGTTCCACTTGAGCCACTGGTTCCACTTGTACCTGATGACCCACTTGTTCCACTTGAACCGCTAGAACCACTCGTACCATCTATTCCACTTGTTCCACTACTTCCGCTTGAACCACTTGTACCTGAAGAACCACTTGAACCACTTGTACCACTACTACCACTTGAGCCAGATGTTCCACTCGTACCACTTGAGCCAGATGTTCCACTTGACCCACTTGTTCCACTTGTACCAGATGTTCCACTCGAACCACTTGATCCAGATGTTCCACTTGAGCCAGATGTTCCACTTGAACCACTTGTACCAGATGTTCCACTCGTACCACTTGAGCCCGAAGAACCACTTGTTCCGTTTGTACCACTTGTTCCACTTGAACCACTCGTACCACTTGACCCACTTGTACCTGATGTACCTGCAGTTCCACTCGTACCACTTGTACCACTTGTGGATATTGCATTGAAACCATCTGATGATGCACCACTATAAACATATACTTGTTTAGATGGTCTTGATGGAGTTCCTCCAGTTCCCTCATCAAAATAAAATATAGAACCTGATTTGAACGGTTTGTCTGCAGAACTTGTAGGAAATGTATCTACAACTGGTATTACCATAGAACCAGTGAATATTAATGAACCTGTAAATTCGTGAGTATCGTCTAAAGTATCCCCAAAAACAGTAGAACCACTTGAAAATGATTGTGTCATATGGGTTACGGAGGAACTAACTATAAAGGATTCTGCAGTTATGTCACCACCAACAGTTAGACCATTGGTTATATTCAATCCTGCAAATGTTGGTGTATTAGTTTCACCTAATTGTTGTGGACTATCACCTTCTATGGTATCAAGTCTATCACCAAGAGATTCAGATATGTCCGAAAAAGGTTGTTTAGCAGGGCCAAATGTTAGGTTATCTCCCTCACCTTTGAATGAACCAGAGATAGAACCTGTAATAGAACTATCGGAAGATAATTGTAGACTTCCTGATAACTCGAATGATCCTGTAAGTAGTGGTAATAGTTGTTTACTATCAAGTTTTGCCATATATGGTAATTCCGTTATTTTAGATGTATAAGCTTATCATCTATAAATATTTGTTTTTCAAATTCTAATAAAATTATGAGTTAAATTTTCCGTGTGCAATTATTTCATCGTCACTTTCTAAAGTGTATCCTATCTCATCAGAATCAACTTTTAGTAGAAATTGTCCCCCATCTTGTTGTATTGTTAATGCATCGTGTTCCATATAGGCACCATTGATAAAGAATGAAAAGTCTTGTTCATTTGTAGCCGTCAATGAACCTGGTGCAGATGCGGTTACTGCAGTAAAACTTGCAGTTGTTGCATTAATAGTACCAGCTTTTTTAACAAAATTCTTTCTAAAGTATACACCAAATTCACCTGAACCAAGTGCGGCATCTACATAAGCCTTAGTGGTGTATTCATTATCGTGTTGTGCATATCTACCACCTCTTATAAATCCACCATCGAGTGTCAATGAAGCAGATGTTGCCAAGGTAGAATTTGCTAATCCTGTTATAGTTTTATTTGTCAATGTATCAGTTGAATCTACACTAACCAAAGTACTATATGCATTTAGTCCAACATCAACTCTCCACCTATCAGATGATTCTTCAAATACAATTTTTGCTGGATTACTACCCGACCTAGCAATTCTCAAACCACCATAGTCACTATCGGTCAATCCTTGTTCCGCTGAACCAGAATAATTCAAATCTAATATTGGGTCTTTTACAACCATAGACTCTACATTCTGTTGTGTAGTATTTCCTCTTACAATCAAATCACCTTGTACGATTACAGAACCAGTAGAAAAAGGCCCATCAGGACCATTAGATGGTAAAATTCTTATAGCTTCTTCTTGACCATTAGAACCAGTAGCATATATTGCAGTTGCTATCAAATGATTACCAATACCCAAATCAAAAGAACCAGTTGATAATAAGTCAATTGAAATATCATCCCATTTTATTCTAAAAGTTCCTGTAGCAGATTCTGTTACTGCAGTAGTGGTCAATACCTTAGATGGTACTTGTGGTGGTAAAGCCTGTGTTGTTAAATCTATTAATGCCATTACATACTCTCCTGTGAATATTTGACTTCTATTTCATCTGAAAAATAACTACCAGATCTAATCTCATATCCATAAAAATTATAATATCTTGTAGCACCAGAACCATCTGTATATGGGTCACCTGGTCTTGGTTTATACAATCTTATCTTTGATAAGGTTGCATCTAAAGAAAAATCTACACCTTCACTTTTTCGTGGGTCAAGATGATTTGTTCTTTGTTGTACTCCATTTATTTTCAATCTTACTGTGCCTGGTTTTAATTCATAACCTTCGGTCAAATCTGGTTCAAAATCATAGAAGTCACTATTCTGAAAATAAATATCCTGATACTTAAATCTTTGAACTCTTCTTGTAAAATTATTATCACCACCCTCAAAATTTACAACATCTGTTCTTGTCTTTGGTCCTCCTGACCTCATATTCATTGAGTATTCTATTGGATTCTTATCAGAATCTCTAAATACCAATACATCACCACTAAATTTAGATTCGGATACTGGTTTTATAAATTCGTGTTTTACACCTTTCAAATAATTTTGTGCCATTAGAATACCTTCTCTTGTTGAAATCTAATGGTTAGAAATTCTGTTTGGTCTATATTATGTCCGTGAAATGGGTCTTCTACTGTTGGTTTACGAACTAAAAATTCTTGTTGTGATGAACTTATAAAGAAATCAACAGAACCAGATTGTAATTGATTTTGTTCAGAACTCAAATCAACTCCATTTATAGATATATTCAAACTACCATTTCGTAACTGAAATCCAGTATCGATTGATGATGTCAATGAATATACTGAAGCAGTCTGTTGTGATTGGTCTGGAATATTATATAAGGATGAACTTGAACTTCCTGATATCACAAAACTCTTCAATTCATAATTAGATTCAGCGAATCCAAATTGTAATACTGCCGTAGTATCTGCAGAACTCGTTGGTTCTCCACCATTTCTCATAGTATATAAAGTTTCACCACCAAATGTATTTGTAAATTGTATGTCTTGTGCCTCACCACCACCACTTCTTGTAGCACCTCTCATAAAATCTGTTGCACCACCAAGTTGATTTGGTATACCACTTCCTTTTGCCTGTGTATGTAACACTTCTAATTTATTTCCACCTATACCAAAATTAGGTGTAAATTGTAATCCTGTGTTATCTTCTATGTCGATTCTACTTGGTGTAAAATACTTTTGAGTATTCATAAATTCATTGAAACTCTCAGGTATTAGATATCCTCTAAAACTAAAATTGAATGTAGTTTTTATAATTCTTTCATTGTCTCCAAATTCTGTACTATCTTCAAAACTATCTATATTTACTTTGAACTTGAATTTGTTTGGTTCTCCCCAATATGCACCATCAGAAAAATTTATCTTCTCTACCAACTGATTCATTTGGGCAACATAAGAAGTCCAAATTACTGCCTCATAATTCATAGTCATATAATCTGGTACTGCAACATTATAATATTCTTTTTGTTGTAATAATCCTATTTGTTGTGAAAATCTATCATATCTATTTTTTTGAGAATACTTTTGTTCAAATGTATAAAATAATTTTGGTTTGGTTGGGTCGAATTTATCTACAGCAATAGTATCATCTTTTTGTATACTCGTTCTACGAAATACAACCAATGGAGTTATAATACTTCTTTTTGAATCTCGTATATATCCATCTTTATTTATTGACTTCCATCTCTCAGGATTAGAATACAATACAGGAACTTTTATCTGTTCATCTCCCTCAACCACAGTTGGTTTTATCACCTCATTGAAATAATACATAATAGCGGAATCGTGGTCAATAAGAGATACTTGTATATTTTTTGTAGTATCATTATCTCTTCGTAACTCATATCCCCTATTACTCGGTACATCTCGTTGGATGTTTCTTTGAGTTCTTGGAACTGGTTTAGATTTACTTGCCATTATATACTTCTAATCCTCTCAATGTTCAGTGCACTTTTTCTAATTAGATGAGTATTACATACTACTGAAAAGTTCTCATCATATTTTCCACCAATCAATTGATTTTCATTTATTGAATTTATTTCCCAATGAGCGTGATTCCAATCAATAATATCACCAATTTCTGGTCTGAAATCAGCCTCTATCAAAGTATCTCTCATAAAACTATACACCACAGTTTGTCGTAAATCAGGACCAAACTCATCCGTATTGAAATCGAAATCATCTGCCTGTATAGTACAAGGTAACTCAACACCAGGTGAAAATGTTTTTACTCCACCTACTGCCTCACCATATAAGTTTGTTTTAGTATCAGATGCAGATATTTGAAATATCTTTACAAGTTGATTTATTATACCATCTTTATCTCGTTTTAAATCACCAACTAATTCTCGGTTGAAACGAGTAAATTGTTCTATGTCTCTTGAAGATAAAAACCGACTAGCCATCAGATTATCCTACATATATGTTTATTGGTATTCTACCTAACTTATCTTGTAGATATTCACTCTCATCTCTTTCGGCTTCCATCAATGACCTACGAGATGATTGGTCTAAGTACTCACGAAGTTGGGTTATCAATTGTTCCTTTTCAGCATTTGCCTCACTCCTCAATGTATCACCATCGAGATTTACTTCGGCATTTGGTATAGGAACTGATGAATATTTACTACGAATCATACCCAATAATTCTTTTGCTAAAGCTAATCCATACTTACGAATCCATTGTTTTCCAACATCGTTTATCTGTGTATAAACCATATTCTCATATGGTGCATTAGAAACATCACTAACCACACCAAGTGTAGAACCACCGTGTGGAGCTTTCAATGATGAGTCCTTTTCACTCTTTACCATATATTGAAAATGTATTGTGTCATCTCCTGTTGGGTTTGGAAAGATTTTAAGTTTATTATTTACCAATTCAAATGAATAAGCAGATTTTCTAATCATATCATTGAATTCAATTGCTTGAACTCTCAACAAATCTGCATATATTGGCATCATAAGAAAAGTTACTGCAGGTGAATAATTTCCAAATCCAAATCCATCCAACATATTTATAGTACCTTGACCAGTTCCTGCATATGGGTCAAAGTATCTTTGAATAGATGGTGCGGCCTCGTGAAATACTCGTCTAACTTCAATTGCCTCTCCACTTTCAGATACATCAGCCCACAATGTATTCAAATCATACTCTTGTGAACCTGAGTTTATTTGTATTGAACCGTGTTTCAAATCAGTAGTACCACCCACTAAAGCTTCTGTACCATATTGTTCTGATATCTGTATGGTTCTACCAAATGTTTGAGTGACATTTCTATGTGTCAAATTAGAACCTGTAGATTGTCCTTGTAAAGAAAGTAGATTGTCTTTTATATTGTACTGATTTACTTGTGCAGAATATTCGGTTATAGACTCTTCAAGTATTGCGTAGAATGAACCTGAGTTCAATTCCACATCCATAATTGGATAACCTAATCTTTTTGCACACCACTTCGCAAAGTTATCAGCCTCAGTTTGGAAATCTGAATCTGTATCATAGAATCCAAATGGTGTAGAACCTGTTGTAAAGGTAGAACTACCATCCCATATTGATGCTTGTGGCATTTATTTCTCCTAATTAGAATGTATGTAATATTACAGTAATAAATATAACAGGCAAAAAAAGAGGGGAGTTTTTACTCCCCTCTTTTAAGTTTGGTCAATATAAGTCTAAAACCAGCCTTACACTAACCTATTTGGTTTACACCAAATCAACATCAGCAACGATGACTTTTCCGTAGAACTCAGGTCTTACGACTTTCTTCGCATAACGAGTCATCACACCTTTACGCGGAGTAAAGTTGGTTGGGTCGTATACGAGAGGTGTCATAATCAATGGTACATACGGAGCATACACGGCACCTGATTCGAGGAAGTTAGAACCTCTAAATCCACATAGAATCTGGTTTTCGATCATATAAGGGTTCTTGTAAACAGTATATCTGTTATTTAGAGCCCCTACTTTTTGTACGCCCATCGCGTATTGATTGTTAGTTGCAGCACCATCGGAATCAGCTGCGAATCCAGGAATAGACTCAATGATGGTAGCAGTTTCAGGAGAAACTACGATAAAGTTAGCACCACCTCTGAGGGTCTTCTGATGAATTGCATTTGAAACAGATTGTAACTTGTTTCCAAGAGTCTGGAACCAAGTTCCTTTAGTGTAAGCAGACTGGTTTGTTGCAGTCTCAGCGAAAGCACCAGTACCAGAATTATACTCATTAGCAATTTTTGCTGACCAGTATTCTGTCTTAGCGTTAGCATTTACCAATAACAAGTCAAGGATTTCTAAATCGATTTCCATTGAAATGTACTCGGATAGAAGTGAAGTCAATTCAGCTTCTGCATCAACACTATGATAAGCATTTAGGTCTTGAGCAAGTTCTGGAGTCCAGACAGCTTTCAACTTACGAGTTTTCGCAACAATCGGAATACTTCTTAGAGAAATATCGATTTCTGGTATTCCAGCATCACCTTCACCAGAGAAACCACCATCTGAACCAGCAGTTGGTGAAGCTTCAAAGTCACCACGAGTGATATCAGTAGGTTGTTTATGATACTTGAATTTTGCTGTATCATTCTTCGCATTCTCATCAACGACAAAACGAATGTGAGTAGCAGCATCAGCAGCAACAACTTCATTAGAAGAGTTAGCTGGTTTGGTAAACGCAGGATACCAAGTTGTTAGTGCACTATCGTTACCAACAGGTTCCCAAGCACGAATGCCACCAATGTCACCATTGGAAGAACCAGAAATAGGTAGTAGATAGTACTTTAAGTTAGCAATAGATTCTGAAACAGTGTTATCAAAATCAATCATTGCAAGAGTTGCAGATCCAGTAAGAGCAGCGATAGCATGGTTACCTGATTCGGCTTCGTTTATAGAATATCCGAATTTACCAGCACCATAAAGACCACCAGAAGCATCACCAGAACCTGAAGTGTTACCAAACACATCAGAGTTTTGAGTGAAACCAGGTTGTGCACTACCATACTTGAAGTCAAGATAGAAGATAAGACCACTTGGTAGGTTCATAGGTTGAACACTAACAAAGTCTTGAGCAGCTAATTCACCAAAAATTCTACGAACTAATGGTAAAGCAACACCTGCCCATTCTTCAGAATTAGATTGAGTACCAGTTTTGGAAGCCTCATCAATTAATTGACGAGCTTGGTTTTCCAAAAGAACAGCCATTCCGTGTGTCTTGTTCTCTTCGGTAATACCTTCCAATAAACCAGTTGGCTCCCACTTCTTGACTAACTTACGGGTCTGTTCCATTAAGGCACGGTGTGGGTTATACCCATCCATTATACCTTTAATTGAATCAAAATTAGACATTATAGTCTCCCTTATATTATGTTAGCTAATTTCTTAAACCTATTCTTCAGATCAGTACCTTCAGAAATCACTTTCGATTCATTCTTAGGTTGGGTTGAAGCAACAGGTTTAGAAGATTTGCCTTTGGATTCTTGAATTTTAGGCTTTTGACCAAAGGATTCAGCAAGAGTAGCGTAAACAAGTTTCACTTCTCTCAAATTCTTTGCTCTGTCAAAAGTCTCTACGACACGATACTTATCACCTTCAGATAATCCGAATGCACGGAATAATTTGTTAGTGAATAAAAGTTTCGCGTTTAGCAAGTTAACTTCATTAAGTTTGCCTCGCATATATTTGACGGCATTGCGATACTCTTCGAGTTCAGATTTCAACTGAGTGATTTCCTCGACATTCTCTTCGACTTCTTCATCTTCGTCTTCGACTTCAGATAAAGCTTTCAAGATTTCTTCAAGGTCGATATCTTCGTCCTCGTTTTCATCTTCAACTTCGTCTTCTACACCTTCGGTATGTTTAGCTTTATCAGCTTTACCGATATCAGAAGAAGATTCAGCATCTTTGTCAAGTTTATTATCAGCAGCTCCGACATCAGAAGACTTAAGTTCTTCTTCAAGTTCTTCATCTTCATCAGCGTGTGAGACTTCTTCGACTTCATCGTCTTCGTCCTCAACTTCTTTTTCTAACTCTCTCAAGATAGATTCAAGGTCAAGGTCGTCATCTTCATCATCGTGTTCACCTTCATCGTGGACTTCATCCTCAACTTCATCGTGAACTTCATCTTCAACTTCATCGTGGACTTCATCGACTTCTTCGCCTTCATCCTCAACTTCATCTTCGATTTCTTTCATCTCTTCGCCTTCGTCTTCGTGCTCACCCTCATCTCCGTATCCCTCTTCTACTTCTTCACCTTCATCTTCAACTTCGTCATCCATAGCTTCATCTTTCATTTCATCTTCTTGATTTTCATCTTCGACTTCCTGACGAATCTTCTGTGTTAACATCGATTGGATTTTAGGTGTAAAAGCTTCAGCGAGTGCAAGACGAGCGTTTTCAACAGCTGTATCTCTGACTACTTTAGCATCTGCAATGGCCTCTTTTAAAAGGTCATCCATTTTAATCTCCAGATTGGATTTTAGTATTGTTATTAGGGGAACAATAATAGAATTATTATTTCAGGTACACTATAAAGAAAAAATAGTGTATTTATTTTTATATAAATATATAGAAATTAGAAAATTAGTCCATTTCGGCCAATATTTTTTTAAATCGTAATTTAGCCTTTATATTCTTTCTTCTCTTTACTTCAGATTTTTTAGTATAAAATTGTCGTTCTTTATACTCTACTAACACCTTACTCTCTTTTACTTTTCTTTTGAAAATACTGAGAGCCTTTTCAACACTGTTGTTTTTTACAACTACAGAGACATTTGTTGCCATTTATACCTCTACTTATTATTTTTCTGTGTAATCAATTTTGAGAACTTTACTTTCTGTTCTTTTACTTTTGAATTTGTGTCCTCACCAATTGTATAATAACGACCTAAAATGTGTCCCATATCTTCATACAAAACAGCCATTCTTTCTTGTAGGTCTTGTGCCTCAGTAGCAATCTTTCCAAAGTTACCACCAAGTTTTTTCAATTCTTTCATATTACGAGAAACGGTTACTTTATCAAACCATCCATCTAACTCATTTACTGCATGTCTTGAAGCAGTTTCACAAACCCAGCCTAAATGGGATGCAAGTTCTTTCAAGGATGTCTTTCTATAAAGTTCTTCACCGATATTATTGAAATTGTTTACGGATTCCATAAATTTCTTTTCATCGATAGGTTCTTCTTTTTCTTCGTCTTCAACCTCAACGATAGGTCTGTCTTTCATATTTGTCTTGAAAGTTTGACCCACTCCAAGTGCAGGTGTTGATACTATCCCACCAGCGATAAAGTGTTCTTCTAATAAATCTTTTAATTTAGGCATTGTTATTCTCCGTTATATAAGTATAAATATCTACTTTTTAGTTTTTTTACCAAGTAATTGTGACATCACACTTTTGTAAGTAGATTCTTTTAGTTTCTTATGTACATACAATTTATCTACATCGTGCATCACACTCTTTCCACCCTTTTGTAATTGTCTATATCCACTTGAACTACCAGCTTTTTTCGATCCTGGTTCGGGTGTTGCAGGTATTCCACCACTCACACTTCCCTCAGGTGGTGTGGTTGGTTTCTTCAAAACATCTGCAGTGTGTACCATATCGTGTGTTTCTAAAGGAATAGTGTACTCTGGATTCTTACCAAAAGCTCTTCTTCCATAAATTCTTTGTTTAGGTGACAATGGTGGTGTATCATCTCTCAACTCGTGTGGGTCTATCACTACCATTTTCTTTTTATTCTCAGGATTCATTTTAGATTGTGTTATGGTCTTTCTTCCACCATCTCCACCATAGACCACATCAGCCTTTGGTACATCTATTTGAACCATACCTCTTGGCATCCCACCAGGTCCTACAATTCTTTCCTCACCATACTTTGTAAAAATACCATCAGGCCAAGCATCACCTGTGTTCAATCCATATCCTGTTGTTGTTCCTGAGTACTCATTTATAAGTTTTGCTAACCCATCAACTCCATACTCTTCTAATAATATTCTCAAATCTTCTTTTGATATTGATTCCATTGGTGTAAATTTTCTTTTCAAATATGATAAGAAATACTTTTTTGCCTTATCAGTACTACTATGTCTACCCAACTCTATTTCATATCTTGCTTTACTTTTTGCTATAACAACCCCAAAATAATCATTTTTAGGTTTATCTTTTTTGTACACCCAAGCTTTTCTAACGGGTCTAAAATCTACATCACCAACAAATTCAGCATCTAAATATTGTTTACTCATTATAACCTCGATTTCAAACTTACATATGTTCCAGCCATTGATGGTGTAAAATATAATGCATATGTATTACCACCCTTATGTAGTGTAAAGTGAGTTCTTACAGAAGTCTTTTTTAATTTATATCCACCCATCTTTTTTACATCTTTCAAAAAATCTTCAAGTTTATATAATGCATATGGTTCATTACCTGGTACTATATCAGTTCCTACTTGTATGGTAGATTCTATAGTCTTAATTTTTTCAAATTTTATTGGTTTATCAAATCCTGCAGGTTCAGATACTTGATATCTTGATTCTTTTTTATCTATTCTTGAAGTTCCTGCCTTTATACCTTGACCTTTACCACCTGCCCACCAAGAATTTTTTGGGTGTCTACCTTGTTCTAAAGATACTTTCTTGAATACTTTTTCAAAATCTTTTATTGCACCTTTTGATGCACCATCTTTAGAATCTGTTGCATAATTCTGAGAAAATATTGGGCCTTCAGATAATAATGTTTTTAGTTTTATCATATTATTACTTACGAAATTGTTGAGCAATACTTATCATTTTCTTTGGTGGCATTGACCGAAACATCTTTTGTAGTTTTGGGTTTTTATCGTATGCCTTATCTATTGTTACGATTAGATTTGCAGTTTGCATATCCATACCCTTTTCCATCGTTTGATTCTTCAAAACTCTTTTGGCCAAATCAACTCCACTTTCGGATGCCTCTTGGTGTAATTTCATAACACTATCCAATGTAGGTAATGATTCACCAAACTCTCGTTTTAGATATTCACTTTCTGTCAATAATTTTTTTAGTTTTATCATAATCTTACCTATATCTATACAACCAACCACCGTGAACATCATACTTCTTCCAAGTGTCTGATTTGAATATATTTCCTCTTACACCTTTAGCGGGTGCTCTAAAACTTGCAGGTTTGTAAATATCACCTGTTGCTCTATCTACAAAAAATGAAACTGCACCAGCTCTTTTGTTTCTGACATTTACAATCTTATCAAATTTTATACCAGGTCTCAATAAATCTGGATACTCCCATGCACCCATATCATATAATTTAGGTAATTCAGTTTTATAGTAGTTTTCGGCTTTCCCTTGCATATACTTCAACATTTTCTTCATAGCCGCATCATATCCCTTTGGTGTTGGAGCGGGTCCTCTACCAAAAGATTCTTCGTAATATTTTTGGTCTAAATCTGTTTTCTTGAAACTTTTTAGATTCTTTATCACCTTTAGAATTTGACCATATTTTCCTACTATGAATTGGTCTGAAGATACACCTAAGTCAATCATACCTTTAGGATTTACATAAAATGGTAATACATCAGTTCCGTTAGCAGATTTTACAGTATAGAATCCACCCCAAATCTGACTTTGGATAAATGATTTCTTCATAGGTTGATATTTTACAACTTTGATTCCTGAAAGTTTTAGTGCCTTATCAATGAATCCTTTTATGTGTTCATCCTTTACCTCAACTCCATCAATTTTGTTTTCAATTATTTCATTTTGTTTCTTATACAAATACTGAAATACATTTGCCCAACCTGGCAATCCATCAAATTTATAAAATGTTTTTGAACCAAAGGTATCCGAATCTACCTTTTCTGGTCTACCACCAAGTTTATCTTCATTCTTACCTTTCCAATCTAACCACTTGACATAGGCCTTCATCAAGTTACCTTTCAAATATGGTTTCATAGATGGTTCAACTTTTTTATATTTCTTTAGAAATGCCTCAACTCTTTTGGGTTGTACATCATATACCAAGAAATCTCTTTCGGTAAGTAAATGTTCTTTCATTGATAATCTAACTCCCTCATTCTTTTTATATTGAGGGTCAATTTTTTTCATCTTGATTAGAATATCACGAACTCTTTCTCTATCTAAACTATCACCAGTAAAGGTGTCAGCGGAATACTTTTTAAGATATACCGATAGTGCAAGATTTATATCACCTACTTTGAGAGGTCTTCCCCTTTTATCAGGATATATACCTTTTTGACCATAAAAGTCTTGCATATATTGGTAAAACGATTGTAAATTTTCTTTTATTTTTTCTTTAGATTCTTTGATAGGTTCGTAGTGTTCTTCTACTCTATTTGCTAAATTATCTTTATTCTTTTTTAGAGCATCACCAGGTTCCCATTTCCATTTTTTCTTCTTTTGCATACTTCCAAGAAACTGAGAATCACCTCTACCAAGATTCAAGTATACTTCTACATACCCTATATCTCCACCAACTCTGTTTTTCTTTGAGACATATTTTGTTACTTTAGGTATTAGAACTTTTAGTTTAGTTCCATTCATAGGAATAGGAAATGGTCTTCTTCCTCTTGTACTAATATCTTTGTATATATCTACCTCAAAATTAGCCATTATTTTCCTCCGATAATGTCTCTCAATGTATACTCTACTTTACACCATTTATCACAAGACTCACCAAGTTGTCTTCTTGACTTATCGATTGACTCATTTACAGGATGTAAAAATGCACCTTGAGTAGATGGATTAGATACGAAGTCAAAAGCAATTAGTTCAAAATCATCCCCAACTTTATTTGCCTCAGTACCTTCAAATTTTATTGTCTCTACCGAACCAAGTCCACGAGAACTAATTCCCAACTTGATACCAGCCTTGAATAACTCTTTTAGAATGTTACCACTTGGTGTTGTCAAAACTTCTACCGTACCAACTAAATCATCTCCGTCCCACTTCATACCAGTAACATTATGTGAAACATTTTGTAAATTAACCACAGAGGAATCGGGATGGTCTAATTCACCTAACGCTCTTTTTTCTTTTATAAATGTATCCGAATATTTTTTGGCCTCCCTCATCAATATGTCTTTTGGATAGACACGACCATTTTGGTTTTTGGAGTCTGCTCTTTGTAAGACACCAGTAACGGTAAAGGGTTTATTGTCGTGAACACCCTCCGATATTGTTTTGGCCTCAAATGGCCTGTATTCTAATAATAAATTTTTACTCATAGCGTTATTCCTCTGAAAAGTTCTTTTCTAACTCATCTATAAATATAGTGGCAATTTGTTTTACCTCATTTTGCATCAAAACAAATGTATCATCAAACTTTCTCATATACTTTCTATATGCATCTTTTACGATTCCTTCCATATTCTTTATAGCTCTATTTCGTCTGTACTTTCCCTCTTTGTAAATAACCGTATGTGTTTTATAAAATGGGGATAGTCTTGCTCTATAGAATGCAGAGTCATTTTGCATATAATCAGAAATTATATTTACATTTTGAAATTCGTTAGTATGGGGAAATAGTAGTCTTTTTAGTCTCATTGTTCATCAGTATAGTTGTCCAAGCTTTTGAGCCATTGTGATAAGTTTTTCAGAAACAGTTTGTAATTGTTTATGTGTCCGTTTCCAATATTGTCGAGAATCAACATTCATCTCTTTTTTCAAACGAACATTCATAGCAATAACTCTATCGAGTTCCTTTATGGCGTCTCTTATCTCCTTTACTGATTGTCCAATTTTTACTTTAGGAGTTCTATCAGGATCGTTTTTATATGTATAATATCGATTTTCTGCTAACTCATAACCACCAGAAACTTTTACCATTTTCTTTTTCTTCTTTTTCTCATCACCCTTTTTAGTAAAAGCGTATGGAGTTCTTGGTGGTCCTTCCCCACCATCAAGAGCACCAGTAGTAGATGCTTCGGCTAACTCTTGTTTTATAAGTTCTCTTATTATTTCTTTTAATTTACTTAGTGGAAACGACATCTTTTATCTCTTTGACTAATTGATACCATCTCATCAAAGAAACAACTTGACTATCCTTTACGACACCACCACTATTTAGTTTTTCTAATAATTTGGAGGCCTCAGAGAGTTTTATTTTTACAATCTTGTCGTCTACTTTAGATATGTTGTCCTTTATATATTTTTTGATATTGACAACTTCTTTGGATATGAACTCTTTCAATGTACCTGTATTTGCAACATTGTTGATGTACATTTTGAGTAATTTTCTTTGACTTTCATCTAAACCATTATATTTCTTATTGAAGTTATCAACTAATACTTTATAGGTTAGTAGTCTTACATCCTCATTCTGTTCTTTGAATTCTTTAAGTTTTTCACTTTCAAATTTCTTAGTGACTTTTTTAGATGTTATATTTTCTATTATTACAGATTTTGAACTAATGATGTCATTTATAGTAGCACTATCTTCACTTCTTGTCTCAAATAATTTATAAATAGAAGCATATACTTTATAATTTGGTATAGTGGTTTTGAAAAAATCTGTAGGATTGTAGTTTTCTCTTATCTTTTTGATAAGATTATACTTTTCATTTCTCAATTTTGAATTGGAAATTTTCTTACGAGCAGTCAATGTCAATTCAATCAATTGTTCTGCCTTAGTAACTGACTTATACTTTGTTTCAGAAAGTAATTTTATCAAGTCCAATTCCTTTCCCATAGATGTGTTCTTGGAAAAAAATTCTTTAACAAGAGAAACAGCTGCAGACTTATTGTTATCCTTACCCTCAAGGATATCTGCGGTAATTTGTCTTGTTAGTAACTCGAATAATATTCCTGTATTTTTGATTTTATTATGTTTTATTTTTGACATTTTGTCCTCGTTCTAATCACTAACTTCTTGGTTGATAATAAATATATGAAAGTATAAAAAACTACAAATAATCTACTTATCTATCTTCATTTCATCAATATCTTTATCATACTCTGATTGAGTGTCGTTTAACTCCTCATTCAATACTGATATTGACTTTCCTTTGTACTTTTTCATATTCTTTTCCATTGCATCAAAGTGTGCAAGAGCTAATGGACTACCACCTCTGTAGTCCCCATCCCTTCCTCTCTGATACTTACCAGTAGAATTCTTTTCATAATCTCTTTTACCAAGTGGGTCTCTACCACGAGCACTTCCATCCTTACCATACTTAGGGCCCTCTTCAGGTCTTCCACCTTCTTCTTCTGGTTTTAAATCTTTATCCAACTCACGAGCATCAAATTCTAACTCGCGACCTGTTCTTCCCATTGCTAAATCTGCGGGAGTTCCTTGTGATTGACCACTTTTTGCTGGGTCATTACCCTCATTTTCAATCTGAGATTGTCTAAAGGCATTGAATTTATCAAATATCATCTCGTCATTCATTTTAGATATTTCTGCATCTGTAAATCCAAAAACATTTTTATATATCCAAAGTGAAGATACCAAATTATCTCTTTTTGCAGTTTCTGCCAATCCTAATTTAGTATTCCATAATTCAAGTTTTTCTTGTTCATATATTGTAGATGGATTAGTTAGACCCAACTCAAAATTTACAAGGTCTTTATCTTGATAACCTTGTGCATATAAATGAACAATTGCAATCTTAGTCAATTCACTAACTACAATTCTCTGTATTCTCTCGATGGTACGAGCAAATCTAACATCTTCGGCAGCTAATGTTGCCTTACTACCAACCTCTTCTTCATATCCGAGATATGCTTTTGGTACTCTCAATGCAGCTAATAGTTTATTTTTCAAATATTCTATATCATCTATTGCATTGAATTCAAGACCAGGTAGATTTTCTAATTGTGTACCACTATCTCCACCACGAACTGGTAGATAAAAATCTTCTGTTAGGTTTTGCATATTATATTTTAGATTATACTCACCAGTTGCCTCATCAATAACAGGTGCCTTTTTCATCTTGTTGATGATTCTTTGCATATAGTTATCAACTTCTGCAGGTGGAATATTTCCTATATCAATTTTGAATATTCTCTTTTCTGGTGCTCTCATAATACGATGTATCAACATAGCATCTTCCATCAATGTAACTTGTTTCCATATCTGTCTTGCCTGTTCAATCATAGACTTTCCATATGGTAGATAATTTGAATCTGATAACATTCTAAAATGTGCTACTTCATAATTTTCAAATTCTTCTTTTGCAGCATTGTTTTGATGTCTTTGGTCTGTTGATTCTAAGATAAATTTTACATACTCAGGATTTTCTGGATCATCACCCTCAACACGAGTGATATCGTAAGCAGACATTGGGACAACATTTGTTATACCATACTTTTCATTGATTTCTAATTTCAAAAAGAAGTCACCATACTTCACCATATTACGAACCCAAGGCCATAGATTGAATTCTATATTCAGTATGTCATAAAATAGGTTATGTAAAATATCTTTCAAATCATTATTATCAGAAGTAATATTTAGTACATCACCATACTCTGATTTCATTGTTGATTCATCTGCATATATGTCAAGTGCAGAAGCAATAATTGGGTCTACATCCATAGCCTCATAATCTCTGAACAACCCAAGTCTTTGAGTCTTCTGATATAATGAATAATTATATCCACTTGTACCAGCATATGATGTGTATAATTTTGTATATCTATCAACAAGACTTGCTTTTGGGTTAGTCTGAATTCTTGATGTATCAGTAACCTTTAACTTTCTACCACCAACATTTCTTACGATAACATTGGAAGAAAAAAGTCTTCTTAGTCTTGTGTATATATTTTTATCTGCCATAATTTAACCTCAAAGTAGCCAATCTAATTTTTCTGTTTCCTTTCCTACATTCATATTCCAAGAGTCATTCTGATTTGTATTGTTAGAATAAACTCCCTCATTAGAACTAAAGTAAGAAAGTGATTTTTTTGTCAATTCAATTCCCTCTTGTCTTAGACGAAGAGCAGTTTCACGAACCCAAAGTCCAATAGCCAAACTCATTACTAAATCATCATTATATCCACCCATAGCTTCGGCCTTCTGTCCATTATATATAAATACAAACAATTCATCAATTAATCGATTAGAATGTACAATTACTGACTTTTCTCTAAAAAATTCCTCTAATTTAGAAATTACTAATGGTCTTGTCTTCATAGTCATAGAAAAACCAGGTACCATTTGTCTTTCTGAACGATTTATTTTATTATTTATTGTATTTAGTGTATCCACATATTGTAAATCTTTACTCATATAAAACAGATTATCGTATTGTCTGTCTATACATTGTTGTATTGCAGCCCAACCAATTGATGCATTCTCAATAATTAGTAAGGCATTGTTGTACTCTGTTGATATATTTACCAACATATTACCAAAATCTTTGGGAGACACTTTTCCTTTATATTCACCAACTTGTTCTACCTTTTCCACATCAATGATATGAAATGCACTATAGTCTTGACCATCACCACGACTAACATCAGCACATACTATATAGTCTTTTGTATAATTTGGAGGCTCCCATATCCAAATATTACTATCAATTCCTCTTTTCTCCATAGGTTCTCTAACCGTGGTATTTCTACATTCCTCTAAAAGTACACCATCAACCACAGATTGACCAGAAGTAATAAAGTCACAATCACACTCTTGTGCAGCTAATGAAGGACCTAACAATCCATCTTGTTCTCTTCTCCAACTTTCATCTCTATCAGGATGTACAGTCCAATGAAGTTTGATAAAATTAAATTTATTAGTACCAGCCTCTGCATCTGCCCAAGTTCTATGAAACCAATTTCCAACACCATTTGGTGTAGATAGTGCAATACATTGACCACCAGTAGATAATGTCTGTTGTGCTGCAGCCCATATTGTGTCAATCTTATCTATGAATGCCGCCTCATCAAGTATCAATAATGATAGAGCTTCTGAACGACCTGCCTCACCACTACTTGCTACTGCTTTTATTTGTGAACCATTTTTATATCGTAATGATAACTTATTATCCTCAACACACATATTCTTCAACCAAGATGGTAGATTTGCATGCATCACTCGTACTTTAGTAACAAGATTTTTCGCAGTATCTTGTTTGGTAGCAATTACCAATATATTTTTATCTTGATGAAATGTCATCATCCATAATGAATATCCAGCAACAAGAGTTGAAATACCCAACTGACGAGCTTTTAGAACAACATTATAATCATTTTGTTCAAACTCTTGAATTGATTTTTCTTGAAATGGATATAGATGAAATGGTATCTTACCTTTCAATGGGTGTTGAATAACACAATATTTTTTTAAAAAGTATACAGGATTTTGTGCAGATTTTAGGTATTCTTCCCGAATTACTTTTTTTAGTCTTTCGGGTTTCATTACAGCTTTCCGAATATAAAACCTATAACCAACCAAAGGTATTGATTTTCATACCATTTTGGTTTTACTAATTTTACCAATTTTTCATTTGCCTCATCACGAGATTTCAATAAACCAATTTGTTTTTTCTGAGCAACTAACATTAGAGAATCAACATTAGTTTGTTCTTCTAATTTTACCACCAAAGTTTCACAATCACTAATAGTAACTTTTTGAGATTCTATCAATGAATCTGCTTTTGATAATTTAGATTCCCATTGTGCATCACGAGCCTTCAACATTTCTAATGCTTCATCATAAGTAAATGTCTTTGGTGTCTTTCCATCTTTCTTTATTTCTTGACCATCAACAATTGTTAGGACAAAAAAAGATATTAGAAAGTATTTGATTATTTTTATACTAAAGTAATTTTTCATAAATATAAATATATAGTTTATTTACTAAACTTCCTTAAAAATTCTTCTGCAGATTCCACTTCATCATTATCATATATTTCTTGTAGTTTCTGAGTTTTTTTCTTGGAATTAGTAAGTTTTCGTTTTATATTACCAATCTCTTTTTTGGATGAAGTTTTAGCCTTCTCCAATTCTTTGATTTGTTTTTCAACTTTTTTCTCTTCTTTCTTATTTTGGTCAATAACTTTTTTCAGTTTCTTTACCTCTTTACTTTTGGCCTGAGAAGCTGCAAATAATCCACCAACTACACCAAGAAATCCAAGTATAAGTTTCCAAAATTTCATTTTATTCTCCTTGATTATAAATATCTTTGAGTTCTTTTTCAATCTTTTCCAACTCTTTTTGGAACTCTTCTATTGCCTCCCCACCTACTTTTGGTCTATCTATATTATCTTCCCACTTTTCTTCATCAATAACACGAGTATCTATGGCAGTTTGGTTTAAAAATTTTAATGGAGATTGAGTTATCCACTCCTCTACAGATTGTATTTGGTCTTTTATAAATGCCTTTTTATTCTCAAGTACCTTTGTTTTTTCCCATTCGTCATATTTTCCTTCTACACGAAGTTTGTGTTCAAAGTCTATCTGACAATCAAAACAATGACCATATAATCTCCACATTTTATTATCAAGTCTTTTTTTCATCACAACATCACACTTAGGACAAAACATTGGCATTCTTACCTCTTTCATTATGTCTGTTAGTGGACTTTCGATATCACCTTTTGGTTGTTTCTTTCCCTCATAACCAACTTGTATAGTCTTTTCAACCTCTTCTCCTGCAAGAATAGATTTCATAGCTTTCATTTGTTTGGCTCTCTCCTTGAGAGAAGCATCCATCATTGGATTTTTACTCATAATAACCTCTTCATTAAAAGTACATTAGTCCCGTAATCTGATTGATTGGGGCAAATGCACCTGTTAGTTTGTATACATTTCCGTTATATTTAAAAACAAGTCCCTCTGTTGGAACTACTGCACCCAAACCACCAATGGCATTTAGTTTCTCCATTTGTGCTTTTAGTGTATTTAATTTCTTTAGGTCTCCACCTTTTTTCACTACATTGATTGCCTTTTCAACTTGTTTCTTGACATTCTGTACTGAAGCTTTTGGGTTTACTGCCAAGAATCCACTCAAGTTCTTTAGTATTTCTGCACCAACTTCAAACAATAAAGTTTCAAATGGTTTCATATTTTGTTTTACCATTTTTGCGTGGTCTTGTTTATCTGTACTCAACACCCAATCTAAAAATTTGGGATGTTCTTTTAGGTCTCTTTTTATCATCGGTATTGTGTAACTCTTGTCAAAAAATGCCCATCTCTTCATTAGTGCATATACAACATTATCAGGTGGATTTGGATAATCAGTTTGGTTTGCACCATTGAGTATCCACTCTAACCAATAGTGTTGATGATAAACTGACAATTTATCACTATCAGATAGTTTATATTGATTTCTCAATCTGTCTAATTTAGCAAAAAAGTAAGCTCTTTGTTTTGAGTAATCTTGTGATTTAGTCATCTTCAATACATTTGGCCCTCTAATACTAAACTTCTTACCGATATTAGCACCAATTTGTTTTATCATTCCTGCCAATATTCTACCACTACCTGGTACTTCACCAATTGCCTCTCCACCTTTGTACTTTAGTGCTCCGTGAAAGACAATTATTGGTGCATCATAATTTATCACATTAGCTGATGCTGGATACATAACTTCCAAATTCATATAATTGTTACCATCATCAAATATCTTTTTCTTTTGTGCATCAGTTAATTTACCGATGGACTTACTCAAGTCATCAAGTGCATATGAGAATGCTTTTTCAATATTACCTCTACCTTTAAATTTTGCCTTTATAGAACCAACTGATGCACCACCTCGTTTTATATCTCCTTTATTTCTAGCAACTACGAGATTCTTACCTTTCCAACTTATCATTAGATTTTGTCCATCTAATTTTTCTTGTACTCCAGCTTCAGCATCAAGTTTACCTTGTAACCCTAAATCAATAATATTTTTTATATCCCCAAATGTCAAATTTTTATCGTCAAAGGGATGTGCCATATGTCCGTATGCACCACCCATAAGTAATAACTCTTTTCCTTTATAATCTTCGTTAGATAATACTTCAACTATCTCCTTAGTATAAATATCAAGTTGTTCATCCAAACCCAAATAAAAATCAATCTCAGATTCTATCACACCATCTACTTTTTGACCACCAACACCTTTGTTTTCAGTTCCAATAAATTTTAGAATTTTCATTCCCATAGTATTTGCTAATTCTTTCATATATGAAATGTGTTTTGGAAATGGATTATCAGAACTTGCAAAGTTCTTAGTATTTTGATTTACAGTTCTTCCGAATGTTACCGTTGGTGTTCTTTCATATTCATATGTAAAGTCGTTTTCCATAACATCTTTTTTATCAATCAAATGTCCAATTACCTCAAATCCTGCCAATATATTGGCGTGTTTTGGTGAAACTCTTTCGTAATCATCATATGATTTGAAAAAGTCATATAGTCCCTCATCTGATAAATTTGGAACACTTACAGAACCTTCTTTCATCAAAAATTCTTTTATTTTTTTATCTGGTATTATATGGTCTACAAGTCCTTTGAACTTATTAGTTAGCATCTTGTAAATACCCTCATCATAATATCCAAATAATTTTTTGAAAACTTTTGGTCTTTCCGAATCTTTTATCTTAGAAGAACCCAATACTTTTCTCATTGTAGTACCTGATATTTCCATACCAGCAATTTTCATACTAACATGCGGTGCAGTCAAGAAATATCCGTGTTCTTCAAATCCCTTTAGATTACCCCTATGTTTTTTATAATCTTGAAAATATCCCAATGAACCATCTTTCTTTCGACCACCTGCTAATCTACCTGCATCTTTTTCACCAAATATATAAACTACTGCAGTTGTTTTTGGGTCAAATTTAGATAAAAGATTATTTGCAACCAATGGTGATTTTTCTTTTATGACTTTATTGGGTGATATTCCCATCTTGGCCATATGTCTAATTTTTTCTTTATAATTCAATGGATGTCTTGGTGGTTTCTTGATATCACTTGTGGTGATGTATGCATCATCTGTTTTTGATTGTAACCACTCAAATGTTTTTTTATGATGTGGGCCAAATGGTTGAAACCTACCACCATACACACCAATTACTTTTTTTATTTGATTTTCATTTAAGGCGTTTTTCTCATTTTCCATACCTAAATATACATCAGTTTCACTATATAAGTCAAGCTTTTTTTCATTTATTTTTTTGTAACCACTACCATAAGGAACAGAAGTATGTCCTTTCTTTTTCATTTTCTTTACCATCTTACGACTTGGTGATGGTATTCCAATTTCGTTTTTCTTTTTAGTCTTCTCTTTCATCTGATTGATGAATTTTCTATAAACTCCTGCAGCACTTTTCTTTCCCATCTCTTTTGCTCTTTGTTCCATAGCAACTGCTGCTTGTATTTTATGAGCATGAGATTTACCACTACTCTTTATTTTATTTACAGATTTTTCTGCATCCTTTACGGTTGCAAATTTCAATCCGTGTATTGTACCTTTTGGATTTTCATCCGTATACAAATCTGAATGATTTGGTGAGTTCCTATGTTGTCCTTTCTTACGAGGTTTTCTATCTGCCTCATTCTTTATACAATTAGGATATCTCTTACCAAACAATTCTTTTGTCTTACGAGTAGGATGTATTTTATATCCTTTCCAACATTTCTCACATAAACATTCTCCACAATATGATTCACCTATAACATCATATCCTATGAGTGCTATTGCCAAATCTCTATCTGAATCTCCTCTGAACTTTTGTGCAACCTTTTTATAATTTTTCTTTATCATTTTTGAAGCTGCATTTTTGGAGTGTCCATACATCTGTAGAAGTCTATGTATGTTACTAATTTGTTCTTTACTTTCTTTTACGGATTTTACCATTCTGAATTTTAATGCAGGTCTCCCATTGATTAGTAAGTCTCCTTTTTCATTATAATCAATGGATTTTACTATAACTTTTTTATTTTTGAAACGACCCATCATTACCGTATCACCAACATTGATAGGTAACTTTACATCCTCGGTAATCTCAGATGATTGTCCGAGAAGTAAATTATTGGCCAACCACTCTCCTAATTTCATACTGGTTCATAGCCTCGTTTTTTCTTATCTTTTTCTTTTTGAACACCACCCTCTTTACCATCTTGGTCATCCCAATCGTATGTATCAGGTTCTGCACCTTGTCCAGTTATATGAGGTCCCGAATGTGACTTGTGATGTTTATAGAATTGTTTTAGTCTTTTTTTTTCGCTCGATGGAGCTGGTTTCATTTTTTTGAATTTATCACTAACTTTATTTGGTAGTGACTCTCCCAAGTTTTCTTGGAACTTATCATCCAACCCATCCTTACCATCTAAGTAATTATAAACACTCTGTAGGTAATCTTCAGCCTTAGTCAATTTAGATTGAACCCACGCTGGAAAACCTACTTCTCCACCCTTACCAACATTATCAATTATTTTATAAATCATTCTAGCATACTTCATACTTCTTTCAAGTTGAGATTTTGCCATAGAACCTTCGTGGTCTTTCAATTCTGATATAGATTCGTCCTTACCAAATATCTTTCTCATCTTTTTTCTAAATCCAGCACTTGTCCATAATTGTGATGCCTCATAGGAATAAGGTTCTATTCCCTTTTTATTCCTCAACTTATTGAATTCAATATCAAGTTTATTTACAGCTTTTTCTTGTGCTGGAGTCCAAACTCTTTCACTTACTTTTTTCTTCTTCTTTGATGTTTTAGGATTATAATATCGATGTTCACCATCTTTTTGTATACCAGGTACATTACCTACATTCTTTAGATAATTAGGATAATTCAACATCTCTTTCATCTTACCCATACCTAATTTTTTCAATCTCGTCATAACAGATTCTATGGTATCAACATCAACAAATGGATATGGTCTTTGTGCTCTGTAAAGTCTATACTCTTCTGCAATATGTCCTATTGCAATTGGTGCTCTTTTTGCCAAAGTAGGCATCTTTTTTGCCAAAAACTTTACGACCTTATTAAAATCTGCAACTTTATCAGGATCGAACTTTTTAAATTCTTTGTTCAGATTCTTGATAAGTGATATTGCTATAGTACGAAGTTTCATCTATTTTTTTCCAAATTTTTCAGCTGCAGTAACTCCAAGTCCCACTACTGAAATGTACATAAAACATTCTAAAATTTTATCCTTCACTTCAAATGTAGAAAAGGTATCAGCTCCCCAACTTGCTATCAACATAGCAAAAGCCATAAAACCAACAAACCTCTTACTTGAAATTTTTGCATCACTTGAAAGCATTTCTCTAAAAAATTGCATTTTTATTCTCCTAAAATTTGGTGTAAAAACCAGTTTCTTTTTCAAAGACTCTTATCATTTGTTCTACATCCAAACCTTTGAATGGACCAGATACTTTTTTCAAATTACCTTTGACTATTTTGTGAAATGTCACATCATATAAATCTTTACCTCGGTCATACATTATTTCGACATAGTTTATTTTCTTTTTTGCACCACCACCGATTTTTATACCGAGACCTTTATTTTTTATATTGACTAATTGTTTTACACCAGTCATCATATTAAATCTTTTACCACCAAGTTGTTGATGTATAGTTTCAGGTACTCCCTCAGTTACTAATATTGATTCACCCAATACCTTTTTGACTACTGACCAAGTATCCATCCACCAATCTTGTGCGGGACCGTGACCTGGTATCTGTAATCTTCTCACATAAGGGTCTGGATAAGCACCTTTGATATCTTTATTAGCATGTTTTTTTAGATAATCTACAATACCCTTTTTTCTTTCTTTATCACTTTGTCCTCTTTTTATAAATCCTCTCTTTTTTGCCATTTTTGCAAATTCTTCTGAGGATTCTTTTAAATCAGATACACCTGTGAGTTCCATACCTAACTGAGTGGCATTTTCTTTTCTCCACCTTTCAAATTTTTCTTTATCTTTTCCTTTTAGTTCTCCACCAAAACCCTCACCGACATTGTACATTTTCTTATAAAAATCTTGGTCTGTTTTAGACATCTTTTTTGGTTTATCGTCTGTCTTACCATTCTTCTTTTTGAATTTATCTAAGAACCTTTGAACTAAACTTTTTGCCTTACCGTGCATTTTATGGTCTTTATTATTCAAAGCAGTTTTTACTTTTGTATCTTTTGCAATCTGTTTATTCAATAATGCATTATATGCAGTTGGATTACTTACAGCCATTGGTGTGACCAACTCATCTACCTTTCGTATATTGTTTTGATTCCAACTCTTATGGTCATCAAATCCAACTTCATCATAATTATCTGTCTTGACTAACTTATTATATAGTCTTTTTGCACCCATATGAGACAATCCGTGTTTTACAATCTTTCTACCCTTTACTCCACTACCAGTATAAACAACATATTTTTCTTCTACCAAACTCATTTTACCATTTGGTTTGACTTGTATGAGATTCATCTTACCATATTTACTTCCCATCTTCTTCATATGTTTTTTAACTTTATCTAAGTCATTATCCTTAAAGTAAACTTGGTCATAGTCTTGTTTCTTATCATTGTATTTATCCACGATAGCAAAAACATCTTCATTTACAGATTCTTTTACTGGTACAAGATATGCAGCCTTATTACCACTTCTCATCATTTCCAATCCATATGGATTTGACATAGAAGAATGATTTGTATTTTTAGTATATAAATTATACATAGTGATAAGTTCTCCACCCAATCGAGTTTTTACCTTATCAACTTTATAAATTTTTGCCCCACCAGTTTTTTGCATTGATTTGACTTTTTTTATACCATCGGCTTTAGATAGAATATTTCGAGAACCTTTATGTTTAGAAACTTTCTTACCAATCATATCACCAAGTCCCTCGTTTGCAGCACGAAGAGCATCTTGAACTTGGGTATGTTTAGACATACCAGGAAAAAACTTCTCAATTGCCTTTACAGCACCCGTCATATTACCACTCATCTTTTTTGCTATCTTGATTGCTTTCTGTACCTTTGCCTTTGGAAATAATGAGTCAAGAAAATCTCCTTTTTTCTCATTTACTTCACCAACTGGTTTATCTTTCATACCTTGAGCAATTTTCATAATAAAAGCAGTAACTTCTTTAGGTTGTCTTTTTTCATAGTTAGTAACTTTTCCATTAGGTGCAATATGAGCAATACTTTTATAATCACCAGCCTTCTCTACATTACGATTCCATAATGTAATACCATTACCCTTTGAACCCATACCAATATCATAACGACCTATTTTTACTTCTTTGTAAATACCAACATCTTCAACCACTTCACTCTTCTTCTTTTTCTCTTTTCTCCATCCACCACCAGCAGCCTTATATTGTTTTGCAGCCCATCCATTGGCATATGCAGATGGATAGACATCGAATTTCTTTTTTGCTTGTGCTTTATAGTAGGCCCACTTACTTGGGTTAGTAGGTACATTCTTTTCTAAAAATAAGTCTATACCTTCTTCTACTCTTTTTCCAAACATTGTCATAAGTTGCTCCTCGTGTTTCATCCCAACTGGATGTTCTTCCCCACTATATGGTCAAGTGTGGTATCCTTTCTTCATTAATTAAGTACCTTTTGGACACCAAGTTTAAATTCTATAATATGTTTTTTATAAAGTCTCATTATTTCTGTAGCCTTTTTCTTATCTCTTATGGCTATACTTTTTATGGATTTTTTTATAGCATCCTCAAACATTCCTATTCTTGAGATAGCCAATTGTTTTTGTGAATCGTCATACATATTTTCATACATATCCTTTAGGTAGTTACCCCCTAAGTCATACATATTTTCTTTCATCAACCCTAATGATTTCAGAGATTTATGTAGTCCTATCATCCAATTCTTTACCATTACTTTTGTGTCTGGATCTGTTCTGTAATTAGCAAGTAATTTATAAATTTGGTTGTGTTGTTTTTGGAGTGCTTTCATTAGGACAGGATCCATTTTTTCAGTTACACTCTCATTCTTACCCTTCCAATTTTTATCAATGTAATTGAAGAATTGTTTTTTCTTTTCAGGTGTTATATCATTGATAGACTTTATTCCAAATTTCTTCAATGCTTTTGTAAAAAATTGTTTATATGCAGACATATACTTTTCCCTATAATGAGTTACATTTATAAATATCAGTATAATATTTTTTTATACTTCTAATCCTCGCTTGAACCAACCAAAATAAAACTTTTCCAATTCTGGTCTACGAGTTACCAAGTCAGCATAGTATTTGATTCTATATGCCCTAACTCTATCTAACTCTACATTGGAATCAGATATTGCACCAATAGTTTTAGGTCCTAATCCACCATCTACTTTCAATTCAGCACCCTTTGCATTAGCTGCTCTTTGTAATATTTTTACAGCCCTACCCTTACCTTGATTTACACACATATCAAAATAAATATGTCTGAGTTGTAATGGTAAAGATTCTACCTTATTTTTATCCCAATAGTGTTCTTTGTAGATTTCTTTTGCCCCATCTTTTGTGAGGTTTTTGATATCCACATCAGGATGACTTCTTTTGGCTATACCAAAATTAGTTTCTCCACCTGGATCTTTTGGGTCGTTTACATATCCACCCTCGTGATGTAATACGACTTCAATTATTTCATCGAAATTTACTAACATTATTTTCTCCTATGTTATCCACAATGATAAGTACAACCAATAAATGCAGTTTTATACTCAACACCATCGTGTGTTACAGAACCAGTAATATACTGACTTCCACTTTCAAAATTACAATCGTTTGTTATTTTTGCAACCGTATAATTATGTAACAAATCATCGTCTTGTTTACATCCATATCCAGGTATTTTTGAAGTTGTTATATAATCACCATTTTCAAAACTACCACTTGCATCACATATCCAAATACCACCCTCACCAACGGCATTTACAACCAACATATCACTTCCACTTTCTCTTTCCGCATAATCTGAAATCACACCATATGCTTTTTTATCCTTATGTGTAGTGGATAGATCTACTTTTGTCCATGCCTGACTAATCATAATTGCATCTTTATTTTCTATGTTGTTTTTATACATATAACCATCAGATGCCACCACAATCTTTCCTCTATAATCACTATCAGTTATATCACCTTTTCTATCAATTGATGCAGTATAATGATTTATATCATTATCGTTGGGTAATGAATGGTGAGCACCTGTGAATGTCATAGTCTCACCTAACCATCCACCCTCATAAATACGAAGTGAATTGTCATTCGCTCTATAATACATCATACCATCTTGTAGTTGTCCACCAACTCTAAATGTTGATTGATAATTTACATCTGTAGTTTGTGATGATGGTAAGATTGGTATTTGTAATGATGTTAATCCAGCAATACGGAATGTATGGTCATTAGAACTACGAATAATAAGTTCTGGTTCATCCATAAATATACCAAATGATGTACCCCCACTACCAAAAGAACCCATAAATGAAGTCATAGCTGGATAGGTTGTATTTATTAAAGCTGGAGAGGTTTTTCTTTCTCCATATCTTGCAGTTTTTTGTACAAAAAATCCTTTTAGTGTAGATGCAGCCGCATAAGACCTACTAACTTCTCTTTTTGCACCAAGATTTGTAATATTTTTATCACCAATTGAAAATACAGAACCGCTATGGTCACTAACCATCGTATGAGCAGCTGCCTGTACAACTGATTCAGTTACCACTCTCATTATATCTCGAATTTGCATAGTTGCATTTTTGTGACCAAACACATCACCTGATCTTTCACCAGTAGAGTTATCTGAAGATCCTGAGGTATCCATATTGTATTCATCTCTAACAGGTATAGTTGAATACTCACCAGTTGTAACTTGTTTACTACTTGGTGCTGCCATATTATGTACAATATATCCCTCTGCAAAGTATGTATGTGTATTCTCTACTTCAAAGTTCCAAGTCTCTATTGGTGTTCGTATGATTTTTTGTATAGATTCTATTTTATGTTCTACCAAATCAGAATCGACCAATACATCATCAACTTGCATCCTATCTACTCGTAACCACTTACTCCAATCAGTATCACCAGTAACAATATCATATCTATCATTTGGTGTATAAATACAATGATTACCCGTAACAAAAATTTTATCATTTATTATAAAATATTCATCGGTTTGTTCGGCTGGATGATAAAATACTTCCGTTACTCTGTTTGCAACCACATCATCTAAATCTTCATTATATGACAATACTCTCATTCCAACTTCTATATCTTGAATTGGTAATTCACTACCATCCGCCATAGTAATCATAGTGTCTTTTAGAAAACAAGAAGGTGTGGTTTCAGGTGTTATTGCACTTACTATCATCTTCCGATATACTTTTGAGTTCTTACCTATATGTGATTTTGCATCACCTTGCCCATAAAATCCCAACTCACTATGTGCAGTTACAGCACCATCAGAATCAGTTGTGGTTTTAGTAGAGGCCGACATCATAGCTACTGCAATTTGGTCTCCCTCTACAGCAGAATCTATCATATAATAACCAAAAGAACCAGTATAATCTGCCAAAATTGCAAATCTTCTGGCAGTTTTGTTTGAACCTACTACGAAACTTAATTGATTTGGTGGTGGTTGTTGTAGTGGATTATTTATCTGAGCAGCAGGTGAGTGTAATAGTGCATCTTTAATTCCAAATCCACCACTACCACCAATAAATCCGTCATTTGCAGTAACTCGTCTAACCGTCAAATTACCATCTCGTTCTATATGAATGTTACTTGAACTTACTTCTATGAACCCATTACTACCACTAATGTATTGTGTATTGCCACCCAAGTAAAATCTTGGAGCTGCTAACCTAACATCAGAACCACTAATACGAAAATGTGAATCATCATATGTTTGTGAGAATCTAATATCTGCTACAGATGAGGTTATGGTTAGTACTTGTTCACCACCATCATATCCAATATAATTTTCTTGTCCTCTATCACCTACTCTGAATTGTGGTTCTTGATTTACAAGTTTGAAGTAATTTCCAGCATCAACTTGAAATCCTAAGTGTGTACCTCCTGTAAAACTAGCGTTACCAAGTCCAGGTACAGGTGCACTTCCAGCCAAACCATCAAAAAGTGATGCGGAAATTCCTGAACTTCCTCCATTCTCTCTAAGAACACCAAAGTAAGCTGCAGCTTGACTATCTGGATCTGTAATATCTCCAGCAACTATAACACCACTACCACTAATATTTACACCAGGACTATCACCAACTGTTAGTTTTCCTGTTCCTATAGTATATCCAGCAATTTCACCACTTTGTGCAGTTATCTCTCCTGCCATCACAACATCACCACTTGCAGATAAATGAAAGTTACTTGAACTTATTTCTACATTACCATTACTACCACTTATGAACTGACCACCATCTCCTACCTTACCAAGTATAAATGCAGAAGAACTAATTTCAAGAACTCCATCATCAAACTTCACAAACCCAGCATTACTATTTCCAATAAATGCTCTTGGACTTCCACTATTAAATTCTAATTGTATTCCTGTATCTCCAAATGCTGTATTATTAGATAATGATGGATTTATAGCAATTCTTCTGTTATTTGTATCGAGGTCTATTGCAGGGTCATATTCACCAGGTGATGGTCCTGATGGAAGTACAGTAAGTCCTTGTGCAGATACATCAAATCCACCGATTGATGCAGATACAAAACTTGCAAGTCCATCTGCAGATATAGATGCACTTGGTGTTGCTGCACCTGTTGGTGTAGAAATTGAGTTTGCAGTAAGACTTGCCTCAATCGTAACATCACCTGTTATTCTACCACCTTCCAATAAAAATTTTGATGCAGTGACATCACCATCCGTAGTCAAATGAAAGTCACTCGAACTTATTTCTATGTTTCCATTTGAACCACTAACAAATTGTGAATTACTACCTAAGAAAAATGCTGGTGTGTTTACCTCAAATACACCCAAGTCTGTTCTAAATCTCATAGAACCACTAACACCATCGTGTAATTCTAATCCAACACCATCATAATTGTCACCACTTTCAGGTAAAACAGAACCAGAATATAATAAGAATCCTGAACCACTTCCCATTGATGCACTTGCAAATCCTTGATATCCAATAGAACGAATCAATCCTGAGTTTGTACCAGATTGTTCAATACCCGAACCACTTGCATCTCCAAGAAACATAGAACCACTCAATACATTATCAGTTCCCTCAATTGTTAGATTAGGTCCTTCAAATGTTTTTGGTTCACTAACAATAGTTACATCTGCAATATTATTATTCTTATCGTAAAACTCAACTAAAAAAGTTACACTATCAGGTCGTGTCAATAGGTGTGGTACTGGTATTCTTGTTCTATAAAAATTTGGACTAAACCCATCAGACCTTAGTGGTTTTATTGACACATCAGATATATGATGACTTCCAATTCTTGATAGTATTGATAGTTTACCATTACCATCAGAGTTAGGTCTGAATGTTGCAGTAACTTTACCAAGTCCACCAAATGCATATCCTTGATTAGTTCCTGGTGGTAATGATTCAGGATAGTTAGGTGTAAAAAATTGTCCAAGACCACTTGACATTTGCATAACTCGTTGTCCATAATGTTTCAAAACATTATTACTTTGTACTTGAAATGCAGAACCACTTATTCTAAATTCTAATACAGAACCTTTTTCTCCATCGAGATTTGCTGGTGCACCTATTTTTTTACCTTGTTTCACATATACATTTGCAGATATTACATAATCAGTATCTCCTTTGAAATCCATCAATGTACTATTTTGAAATTTTAGATTAGAAAAAGTATCTGCATTACTTCCTGATATGTTTACAGCATCTGTCAAATACACACTTGATGTAACAGGAAAATAAGGATCTGTAGAGCCAGGATTTATATCTTCAGGATCGTCCTCTGAACCTATTTGAAATGAAAATTTATTATTGAGATGAGTATTACTATAAAACCAACCTAATCTTTTAGCATCCCCAACAATTGTATCATCGTTGAATAACTCACCAGATTCAAGTGGTGAATCATAAATTTGTTCAAAGTCTGCCGTACTCCCAGCAGACCTCATATAAACTTTTACTCTATTTACCTCACCAGAAAATGTTCTAATACTATTCAATCTCAAATCAACATAACTAACAACATTATATCCAGCTGCAGTTGGTGTTCCTATATCTTGTGATATTACACTTGCAATTTTTGTAAATTTTATAGAAACTGGTCTACGATTACCATTTCTCGTGTCTACTGCAAATGGTGGTAATAATGGATATGCAGTATCTCTATTATCAACCCTCACGATTGATGATGTGTAATTTGTCTCTAATTCTTCATAAGATTCCAAGTCTTCTTTTATATCACTTGTCGATAATCCTATCTGAATATTTTGACCTATATGTCTTGAAGAAAAATCTGCATTACCTTGAACTCTTGTTATTGGATAGTTTACAAGAGGTTCATCAGAAACTTGTTGAATATGTGAAGAACCACCACCAATCAACTCTCTCAATGTAGAAACTCTTGAATTCTTTCGTATTAGTTCTATTTCGGTTGGTGTGTAAATTTTACTCAACACATGCTGTGGTGGATTTGACTTTACATTTACACTTTGAGTTACTGGTGCTGGGTCGTTTGTTTCGGTATAAAAGCCTTGGTCTTCAAATATATCTATCTTTGGTTGTTTGTAAAATCGTATTGGTTGAGTATTTTTTTCAGTTACATCTATTACGATTGGTTGTACCCACTTTACATTATAAGTACCAATAAATCCACTTGGTAATGATTGTCCTGTTAGTTGTGTATATCCAGCCTCAGATAATTCACCAAGTATGGTGATAGTTCCCTCACCACTCTTTGTCGTATCATACACCTCAACACTAACATAAATAAAATTTTCATTATAATTAGCCTTTACTGGTTCGATATAAATTGCATTACCATCTCCATCCAACAACTCTATTTGTAATTTTATTTTAGGTCGAAGTAAAGTAGAACCTGCAATAGTGAATGCAGACTTTCCTATTGGAAATGTAGATGGTAATTGACCGACATTGAAGACTTCAGAAGTCAATGTGGTGTCTTGATATGCTACATTTGCTTGATTATAATTTTGAGTACGGACTGTTTTTCGTAAAATTCCCATATTGATAAATATCTAAAACTTAAATTATGGATACTTATTGTATGAACAACATATAGAGAAAGTACATATGAAATACCGATATACATTTACACTACCTCCTGACCTTGTTTCTTGGTTAAGAGACTGGTCAAAAGACAATTATACAAATATGTCGTCTGTAATTACTGGTTTGTTATACGAACACAAGAAACAGCACGATGTTACATTGAAGACTTTTACTTCACAAACGGATTCTGGGAAAAATCCGCAAAGATTGTAGTTAATTTTTTACGGAACTAAATCCTTCTTCTTTTTTGATTTCCAATAAAGTATCAACTGCATCTCTCATCGTATCTATGTGGGATACTATCAAAGTAAACTGAAACTGAGTTTTGAGATATTGAAACAGATTATAAACTGAGTTTAGATTATCTGAATCCATAGTTCCCCAACCCTCATCGATTGCCAAAAAGTTACACATAGGTAGATTAGAAACACTCATTAGTCCAACTCTCATTGACAATGAACTCAAAAACTTTTCCATACCACTTGACAACTCTAATGGCCATACTCTATCATCATCATATACGATATAGTTATTTATATTTTTACCATCCATCTCAAATATAATTGAGAAATCAACTATCTGTGCTAATATCTCATTTACAGCACCCTCGATAGTTGGTAGTGATTTTGAAATCAACTCATATGGTACACCATCTCTTTTCACAGAATCAAGATAGTATTCGTATGCCTGATACTTGTCTTCAAGTTCTTCTACTTTCTTTATATTGTTGAGTATTTCTTTCTTACGAGATTTTAGAACTTGTATTTGTCCACTCAAGTCTGTAATCTTTTGGTCTAACATATCAAGTTGATATACTTGGTTATCCAACTCAGTAGTATATTGGTCTACTTGGTCTTCAATCTTTTTATTAGATTCTATTGTTTCTTTTTGTATATAGTATTGACTTATCTTTGATTCAACAGAACTAATTCTTTCCTTTGAATTCTCAATTCTTTCTTCTAACAATTCGGAAGAGTTTCTTGATTTTTCAATTTCATTTCGTACACCCTCAAGTTCTATTATCTTAGATTCTAATTCGTCTTTCTTATTTCTAAAAATAGAAGACTTTACAAGTTGGTCATCTACACTATCAATTGACTTTACCAATTCACCAGCTCTTTCTCTATCTGATTGTAGTTTATCTTTTGTTTCAATTGCATCTAAGGTAAATGGATTACTCATACAATAAGAACATTCGGAATCATATTCCAAGTCACCTAATTTTTCTAATTTATCAAGTTTATTTCTAACTTCAATTTTTAGTTTATCAATTTCTACTTTTAGACCTGACTTATCTTCCTCAAGTTTTATTAGTTTTGCATAATTCTCATTAGTCTTTTCTTTGTTGTATATAAGAATTTGAGTTTGTAATTGTTTTTCTGTTGATGAAAGTAATGATAATGAACCTTGAAATTCAGTAACAGTATCGATTGATGTATCTACATACTCAACTAACTTCTGTTTTTCGTCTTTCAATGAATCTATATCTACAGCATTAGTATCTACTTTCTGTATATCTTTCATCAATGTTTTTATCTTAGTATCTATTTTATCTTTAGATACTTTTAGTTCTTCTCTCTCAGATTTTAACTCTTTCAAAGTTTTGTTGAATATTTTATAATCGTCTTTTATTCTATTTAGTTCTATTTCATAATCTGTCTGTTTAAAGTTTTTCAACAATACTCTTACATCTTGAGATTCCTCAGAAGCCTTGACATACAATTTATCAAAAATACTAATACCCATAAATTGTGCCAATAAGTCTTTTCTTTCTTTTTGAGTCTTATCAATAAAAACAGTAAAGTTATTTTGTAATGACATTGCAGTCAATACAAAGTCTTCATATGTACCAATAACTTTTCTAATATTTACATTTGTTGTTCTTCTTTGGTCTCCATTCAAACTAACTACTTCATCTGAGTCATCGATAGTCCAAAAGTTTACATCCACTTTGACATGCCCTTTGTATCCAGTTTTAGCCGTTCTCTCAATAAAATAATCTTGACCATCAATCTCAAAATTTACCTTACAATGAAATGTATCTTTTCGTGTATTCAATACCGAATCCGCTTTGAATGCCTTTGATGATGTGTCAAATAAACAGAAAGATAAAGCATCTAATAATGAAGACTTACCACTTGCATTACTTGCAAACAATCCCACAATACCATTTAGTTTTGTAAAATCAACTTTGTTACCTTCTCCATAACTAAACATATTATCAAATTCAAATGTCTTCAATTTATAATTTACATTTCTTTGATATTGTTCTTCTGGTACTTGTGAGTTTATTTCCTCATTTATCTTCTTTACTCTCAACAAGGTTTCTTCGTCCATAGCATAGTTCTGTTCAAGATACTCTGAAATCAATGAGAACTGATAATCAGTATCACCAATATCACCAACCTCAATAGTTTGACCTCTTACCTTTTCAGTAGTTATACCACCAACTTTATTTATTGTGATTTCGTGTACACCATATTCGGAATGTATGTATGTGAGTGCCTTTTTCAAATCAGATGGAGTGGTATCAGACACTCTCAATCTCAATCTTGCTTTCTTTGGCATATCATCTACTTTTGGAACATTACCATTCTCAATATCCAATGTATAATAACCATAGTCATTTGGTATTTCTATGTATTTGGATTTTCTCTTTGGTACATCCCATAGTAAATATCCGTGACTCAATCCCTCTCCGTGATTCTGTTGTACCAATGAACCACAATAACCAATTGTTTTCTTTCGATTTAGAAATTGTCGTTTATGTATATCACCAAGTAATCCTAAATCATATCCTTTGAATTTAGATATTTTCACATCGGATGGTAAGTGATAACCCAAATCAGTTTTTGAACTATCTACAGTTCCGTGAAATAGTACTACTTTAGTATCACCCTCTACATCTTTAGCGAGTATAAAGTCTTTTTCATCATCCCAACAATCCCATACCACAAAAGATACATCAGCAACTTTATACACACCAGTATTTTTGAAATAATGTAAATTAGGATGTTGTAGATTATTTACTATTGGGGAAAGTACATCTAATCGAGAACGATTATTTAGATTACAATCGTGATTACCTGCAATCAAAATTGTAGGACATATGTCTGCCAGATTTACAAATAAGTCCGATAACATTTGTATCAACTCAGGACTCATATCGGTTTTTGAGTGAGCTATATCACCACCAATATAAACAACTGAATTGTCTTTATTTTTTCTTATTTCTTCATATGTCCTTTCAAATACTTCATTATACTCTTTATGTCTTTTCAGATTTCTAATTTGTATATCTGAAATATGATGTATATGTTTTAGTTTACGAAAAGGTACTTTTACTTTTTTATTTATCATATTGAATCCATTTTGAATTTTACTTCATCTATAAACTTTAGAGAAGATGAGTTCATTATTTTCCTTGTAATTTTTTCAAAACCAATTTCACTTGGGTCACCATTTTTCAATGGTACTATATTACATTCCACTCCATAGGATTTTAGTTTCTGTGTTAGTTTTACCAAATCTATAGTTGCATCACTATCTAATACTATTGTTATTTTACTAACACCATTTTCTATTATTTTCTTTAGTAATTTTCTTGGTATAGTTTTACCAAATAAAGGTATTGCATTTCTCTTGATTGCAATTGCATCAAATACACCCTCACATAATACAATTGGTAAATCCCAATTTATAAATAATTCAAATCCAATCACATCTTTGGATACAGGTGGATTTTTATATTTTAGTTTAGAATTATCAATGTCTCTACCTACAAAATAATTTAGTTTACCATCTGAATCATAACTTGGAATTATTATACGATTATCATACAATCCACCTTGACAAAATCCAATCCTATATCTCAGTACTTCTTCAGCCTCAACTCCCCTACTTTGTAGATATCGATAAATCTTATTACCTAAAATATTATCGATAAAGTTAGGCCAGATGGTTTTATATTCTTTTGGTAAAGTTAGTACTTCTTCGGTTTGTGGTTTTTCATCTGAATAGGTATAAAAATCATCATCAAGTATTTCGGATAACTCTTTATAATAACCTCTTGGTGAATTTAGTTTTTTTAGTAATTGGTAAAAGTTACGACCACCCTCATTACTAACCCAACAATGCCACTTCTGAGTAACTATGTTTATTTGTAATTTAGGTTTATGATGTGATACAAATGGTGACCAAAACATATATTCATTTTGTTTCTTTAGTGGTCTACCATTATTACCTATTACTTTATTTAGGAACGATAATAATAACTGATTCATTTATTTTTTTATAAGATTTACAAAATCCTCTAATTCTAAAACTGCGTATATTTTACTTCTATTTCTTTTAAATATCAAGCAAGGAGTGTAACCATTAGAATTTTCTTCAGCCTGTTCTAATGATTTCCATATATTTATAGATTCTTGATTTTTACATTCAAAGGAATAAGGGATTTCTCTACGAGCTGCAGGTGATAATTTTATATCTTCACCCGATTCACCCATTATTGCAGAACGGATGTCATCTTGTTCTAAACCCCTACTCTTGAAATTTTCATACAGAGTATCTCTTACTTTATTTTGTAATCTTCGTCCTTTAGATTTTCGACTTCTTGGTGTACTCATTTATCCTCGATATTGATTTGTTACTTTGATTTAAGATCTTAAGTTGCTAAGTGCTAAACTGCTAAGTTGCTAAATGCATTAAGCTTAAACAGTTAATTGGCAATTTTCAATCAGAGCGTAGTTATATTGTTCAGAACATAACCATTTCTTTCAAAGTAACAAATATTTGTATATATATAAGTAGTTTACTTTTTTAGAAAAGACTGATATTTCTTTAACTCATTTCGTGCGAATGATTCAGCCTTCTCTTCCCACTTGTTATCATCGTGTGGGTTCAATCCTCTATAAGCTGCCATAGTACCAGCTTGATTGTACATTTTTAAAAACTTTCTTTTTCCGTGTCGTTGTGCCATTAGTGCGTGATGTATTTCGTGTAATACGGTCATCAAAAATTCTTTGACACTTGGATAACTTTTTCGTAATTGTATTTCGTCTGTCTCTACAACATAATCACCATAGTCTTTTGTGTTTACAAATACTACTTTAGATTTTAGTTTATATTTTTTTACGAATTGTTGGGCCACATCAAGGTAGTCAATTCTTTCCATTATTCTTTTAGTCATCTTTTAGTGTCTCACTTGCATATGTGGTAAGTACATCAGGTAACCAAGCGTGTATAAATAATGCTCCACTTAGTTTTATTGCACGATACCAATGTTCCCAATATCCCATTTTAGATTCTTTTAGATGTTTAGTCATCTGCGTGTTCTAATAACTTGTTATCATTCTCTTGGTTGTTGAACCAAAAGTCAATTACTTTTGCAAATGAACCAACAAATCCACCTAACATCAATAGTAAGATTTCTTTCCAACCCTCAGTAACATCCTTACCTTGAGCCATAAAGAAAATCATAAGTGCTAATATAAAGGAAAACAATCCCACAACAGCAATACTCACATACCATTTCCGTGATTGTCTGTATTCCATTATCTCTACTAATTTAGTATTGATAAAATGTTTTTGATTTAGACGAGGGTCTTTGGTCATCATATTTTTAACTTCCATCGTACTCCTTTATATGTAGTATAAGTCTATCTTTACCTTGATGTAATCTATGAAATGTATTTTTCTTTATTTCAAATACATCTCCAATTTTCAAATCTATTGGTAGTTCATTATCCATTTGAAATTTCCAACCCTTACCTTTTACTACCGAAACTTTTCTATCCGTTTTGTCTCTATGCCAAACCAATTCAGATTCATTTACATTTGGTTCAAACATTCGTATAAATCCATTTGATGTTGGATATTCTTTATACGGACTTACCACCATTGTCCCCCACCACTCAATCCAAGTGATTTTGCATATCGTGGTAACCTACAAGCCCAATATCCAGCTTTTGTTTTGTCCTTTTTTTGTTCACAATTATGTCTGTCTTTGAATGCCTTTTTAGCTTTTGGGTCTTTGAGTTTTACTGATAAAGAACCACCACCTCCAGATGCACCAAAACTTACTTTTCTAACATTACCACTCTTTGGGTCTTTTACATAAACTTTGAATTTTTTACCACTTGATTGTCTCATTGGTTTTGAGAGTTTTACTTTACGACCTTGATATTCAGCTTCTTTCATAGGAATATCTAATGGTACTCTTTTACCCTCGTAGATACCAACCTTACCTAAATCAGTTTTTAGTAACTCTTCATCAAACCAATGTAGATTTTCTAACTTACCTTTTTTATAAATTTTTCTTGACTCGTTGAAAAATCTGAAGTAATTTTCACTATACATTCTGTATATATTATCGTGAAATGGAATTTTATTTTCTAAATGATATTTTATTCCTTCATTTACAGATTCAAATTGTTTCATAAGTTTCTTAACTTTTTTATTACCTTGTAAATCTCTCCATATATCTGGTTTATATTTTCTCATATAAACTAAGTAATCGTATTGTTGTTTATCGGTCATCTTTTGTTCACTTACTGATTTTGACATAGTTTTCTCACCTCGCTGTCTTGCTTTTCTACCATCACAATGTGCCTTCTGACTAAATCCTTTTGGATTGGAACAACTAATTTTCTTTTTATATTTTTTACTCCATTGATTTTCATCAACTCTTTCATAGACACTAACATACATACAATCACATCCAGTTTTCTCTACGACTATATGTTCATACTTACTAGCCTTTACAGCCTTTTCTTGGTTTCTTGCAGCCTTTTTGGTATCGTGTGTACCTAATCTTTTCCCACCTTTCTTTGGGTAGAGTACATATTTGTTACCAACTTTTTTTATTACTTCATACATTACTTTTTGGCCTTTGTTTTTACCATTATCGGTTTCTTACCTTGACCTCTTGATTGAGAACCACCTCTACCAGCTTTATTTTGTGCCGCTCTCTTCCGTCTTGTTGCACTTGCCTTTTGTTTTTTCGTCATACTTGCAGCTTTTTTAGCAGGTACACATTTTGCATATCCTCGTTTCTTACCACTTGTTCCACAAGGTGGATGTTTACCACTCTTATCTTTCTTACCAATGTTTACCCATTTGTCTTTGAACCATTTTCTCAAATCTTCATTTGTTAGTTCACCACAATGAATACATATATTATCTTTTATTATTTCAAGAGCTAATTTAGTTTTTTTGTTCATTAGAATACATCCTCGGCTAATACATCATCAATGGCACCTTTTATATCTTTATTGTCAATATCCAACTCACCATCCATATCAGCTTTCCAAGTCTCTTTCTTAGAACCATCGTAAAATAAAGCTAATGATGGAAAGTTTCTGAATCGAAGTTTCTTGACAACCTTTGGTGCGTCCTCACTTTTTACAGTAACTATTTCACAATCTTGATATCCTTTGACTCCTTTTAGGATGTCTTTATCAAACTCTTGTTCTTGCCATTCCGCTGTCACTACCACTACGACCATTCCACCATTTATTGTTTCTTTGAAATTCTTATCATTTACTTGACCTAAAGTAACAGAAAGAAGTAGTAACAATCCTAATAAGTATCTCATAAATAACTCCTATTTATCTTTCTTTTTAGCAACTTCAACTCTAAGGTTGGATACTAACTTTTCTAAATCTTCTATTTTTTCTTCAAACTCCTCAATGTATTCATATACTTCGTCCATATCTTTTTGAAGACCACCGACCTGTGTTTTATATTGTTCGTATGAACGAGGCCAGTTATGACCATCTGGTTTGGATGGATACTCATCACCAAATATAGATTCGATGGATGGTGGTTCTGGTAAATTTTTAGCTTCTTCTATTTCTTGTAGTAACATATAGTATCCACCGATACCACTTGCCAATAAAGCAACTAAAGCTCCTAATGTTTGTAAAGACATAGTGAACTTTGTACCCATAATCTTTTCTTCGGATACTTCTATTGGTTCTTCTTCCTTTGGTTCTTCTACAACAGGTTGTGGTGTAGGTTCTACAACAGGTTGTTGTATTGGTTCTTTATGAATCTCCTCGTGTTTCTCTTCGTGTTGTTTAGTATCTGTTGAAGAGTTCATCAAGGCATCTGTAATGTCATCAAATGAGCAAAAACCCATATCTACAAGAATTTCACCAATAGTCCCTTTACGACCTTTGACTTGTTCTTGTAAGGCTTTACTCAATTGTCTCTTTGTGATGATATCAGCATCACATAACAATTGTCCTAATTTGACACCATCACTCACTAATAAACTCCTTGATAAAAAGTAGCCTCAGGATCTGTACCTACTTCTAAGTTCTCGAAAATAATTATACCGTGTTGCATTTCATTTCTGTAAGGATTGAAGAAGTAACCATCTACCATACCATCAACAAGTCCATCCTCATACTTAGTGATTGCACCTTGACCAAATTCTGTAAAATCAGATAGACCAACAATCTCTAATGTTACCCTACCACTTGTACTTTCAAGTAAATCAGGTCTAAGTGAATCAACCGCTGTTCCACCTATGTACAATTTTTCATCTATCAGTTGTCCATTATCTGCACCATCATTATCATACATAATCAAAGCGTAATGTTCTTTTTCAGGTGTAACCCTACCATCTTCTCTTTGAAAGTGTAATACAAATACTTTTTTTATAGAACCATCTTCTTGTACTGATGATGCTCCATATGAGGTTATACTCTCGTAATACTCACGAGCTACAATCTCCGCACCATTTACCCACATCTCAATACTTTCAACTAATGGTTCTTCTACTTTGTCGTCCTCACAACTTGACATCAAAAACATTGTTGATAACAATATTGAGCCACAAATCGTTCTTACTACATTATATACTTCTTCGTGATTCATTTTTATCTCCTAACACTTACAACATTTGCAATCCATACATCCACCATTGCAATTGCAGTTTTTACATCCACATTCGGACATCTGATTCTCCTATTTACCAACCTACAAACTGATAGTTTATACCAAACTTCACATCATATGCTGGTCGTTCCCAATAATATAAATATCTACCCTCAGTAAATACTCCTAAGTTGTCTTTTAGTTTTACACCAAATATAGCACCAACATCATAATCATTCCAATCATGCCACATTGGCTCCATATACATAAATTTATGAGCAGGTTTACCTTCTTCTAAGTGAGTTTGGTAATGAGCTGCATTATGGTATGCGTGTTTTGAATGACCATAATGAACAGGCATCCAATTACCCCAAGTATGTATCCACCAATTCTCATCATAATGATAAAAGTCAATACCTAACACCAAAGATGTTTCACTCTGATATCCTAAGTCTTTCTTTACACCACCGATGTATTCTTCTAACATACCAGGAAAGTGATAAATAAAATATTCTCTATCTGTATACGCAAATATTTTACCATTCTCATCTCTCCACAACCAATCGTGTCCCCAATACTGACCACCTTCATTCCAAAAAGGCCCGTCACCTTCTATGAGTCTAAGTTCACCTGTTACAGGATCTACTTCATATAAATCTTGATGAATCCAATTTCCGTCTTCATCTTGCATTGTTGGGTCATACCACATATTATCATCGATACCAAAAGCATCTTCAGCAAAATTCCACCATTGTCCTTTATACCAATTAGTATCAAGAACCATTGCATCAAATCCATATACAGGATGTTGTCTGTGTTTAGCACCAATAGAAAAATGTAGTTTGTTTCCTAATACTTCAGGTGTTAGATGTAATCTAATATCACCTTGACCATAACTAATATCTTCAAGACCTAAATCTGTCCAACCAATTTTAGCCATTAGATATTGACCAATATATCTTACCCAAAATTCTTGGTTTTTATAATCATTACCCCATTGTCTACCCTCAGAAAATTTGATGAGATACTCCCATCCCTTTACAGGTCCAAATGTAGCACTTTCATTTGCATTTTGTTCTGAACCATCGTACCAAGTTCCACCTTTACCAGCAGACTTTACACCTCTCTTTGGTTCGTATTGGAATCTACCAATCTTACGAAGACCAAATGATGTTTGAAAATCTGGTTTTAGTTCTCTTTCAGTTCTTTTTACCTCAAGTGCTCCTGTAGATAATCCACCTGTTATTGCAAATCTATCGTCTTGATATCGTGGTGCATTTAAACTAAAACTACCATACGCAGTAGAGTATTTAAAAAACTTCCAAATTTCGTTTTCACCAAACAACAAGGAAGAAGTCAATAGTGTAATTAATAAACCGTATTTCATATTTTTTCTCCATATAAAATGGGATTTCCCATTCTAATATAAATATTATGTAATTTTATTATGTGTCGAATCTAAGGATAAATGATAGGGATAGGTCTTCAAAATTCTTTATTGGTTTTGATGTCTTACCAATTACCAATAAATTACCCTCATCGTCATATAACCCAACCGTAGTAATGTAGGGTTGCCATTCAGATGAGGTCAATTCTGACCTAAGAGATGCTTTTGCAACATTATCAACACTATATTTGGTATGGTCAAATGTTTGTCCATCATCAGTTAGATACCAAGATTGTGAGTCATATCCCCAAAAATTTGGAACTCTACCATCTAATATCCACTTACCTGTAAGTTCATCTACTTCATCTAATAAGGATGAACTAACTCCAGAAGACATTACAATGGATGATGTGGGATTATTTGTGTTGTTTGTCCACGCACTTGGATTGTTTGTGGAATTGAATTGGCCTTGTTTTGCAGTAACTAAGTATTCGTATTCAAATATTTTCTGAGTACCCTCAAAATCTATTTCAAATCCATCTGTTCCATCACCCAATCCAATATTTCTATATCGTGAACCAGTATGAGTAAAACATAATAACCCAGCATCATAAAATACATTACCGATTACAGAACCCGAACCATTTGCTATTTCACCAGCTGCAAAACTTGCGGAAAAATCGTTATCATATAGGTTACCAAATCCATCATCCTTTATGGTAACTGTCGAATCTCCAGAATTATCCGTTAGTTTTATCGACTTAGGTTTTATATTTTCACCAAAATGAGATTGAGGTAATGTGATTACATTGATGTGGTCGTGTATTGGTTTGATATTTCGTAACGAGCCAGATGGTCTATTATAAGGATAGAACATATTTGGTGGATTGAATACAAATGGTGCATATCTATTGGATATACTTTGTCTATTCGGTAATTGGTCATATTCATAAAACATATGTTTTACCGTATAGTATGTTGGTATATCATAGAATGTAGCCAACTCTGTACTACCACTAAAAAAACTCTGACTTGCCGCAGATTCTGAAACGAATAAATGAGTAGATCCAGTTATCCCTCGTAGTCCAAATACTCCACTACCACTATCTTTTTGTGTTAGAGAAAAATCCTTATGGGCTGTGTACTCTCGTAGATTTATGTCTTCAGGATCAACGGTTCTAAATACTCCCATTTCAATCCTCTATTATGTTTAGAAATCTAATCGTACCTTTATTACTGCTTCTCTCGCACTTGATTTCAATATCGGCTGACTCAACTTAGCCACGGCTAATAAGTCATTACTCTCATTGTAAAGACCGACAGTAGTTATGTATGCCTTTGGGTCTTGTTTGAAAGATGGTACTACAAAATCACCACTACCAGTTTGATAAGTTGGATTAGAACTATAATTGAACTCATCGTGATTCACCCTACAGAAATAATGTGTAGATTTTACAGACTCTTCTCTTCTTGCCACAAAGTATTGTGATGCAGAAACTTGACTAAATAATTTGAATGCATTATTGTCATTTGCATTTGAAGAAGAAGCTGCAAAATTGATTGGGTTCACTTCAGATACATCGTATCTACCACCTAACTCATCTTGAGATAGAACAATAATTCCGTGATTTGGAAAAAATAAACCAAGTGGATTGGTATCACTATCAAATACAGAATCACCACTTGCAATAGAACCACTAACAACATTGAATACCGTTTGTGTTCTTGCGACACTTGGGTCTGTTGTAGCATTACTATCGTCAATTAGTTTTACGATACCATTATCTGCTGCAGTTGTTCCGAAACTACCAGAAAGACGGAGTTCCCAATTGCCTGGATCCATCTTTTCTCTCATACGAGACCTATTCAGTACTATAGCATATAGACCATCAAAGTCTGTTATAGTTCCACCTTTGTTGATTTTGAATCTACGATTCCCACCAGGAGATAATAAGACATTTGACAATTGTCTATAAATTGCCTTACTTGGATTATTACCATCTACTGTGTTGAATGAACCACTACCTTGAAAATGTCCATAAGTAATCCCAAACTGAGCGGTTGCGGTGGTATCAGTTGCTGGGTTATCCTTATAAACATCGTAGTAGTAATTACCACTCGATCCAGATTGTGTTGTGTTTATGAAAAATGTAGTAAGAGTACCTGTTCCACCACTCCATATACCCGCGGAAACTGTACTTCTTTGACTTGGTACTACACTTTCTATTGTTTTGAATGTTGCCATTTTAATTACTCCTACGAATAAATATTAGTTAATTTTAAATTTGTTTCTACTTTTCCATATTGAGGACGCCATCATCAACACCATCATCTTTTGTTCCACCAAATTCTGGTGGTACTGAAGTCTTATCAATTCCTTGTTCCTTCATTGTCTCAAGTTGTTGTATCAATTGGTCAGCCTCTGCCTGTTTTTGTTGTAAAACTTGTTTTTCTTGTTTGACTTGTTCGTCATTACTCAACATACTAAAATCTTTTGATTTATCTTCCAAAGTACCTGTATCAGGTTTTGGTGTACTGATAAATGGTGTTGTTCCTTTGAAATCAAAATCTTGTATAGGTTTGACATTTTTCTTGTCACCTTTTTTTATAGTAATGGTTATTCTTTTAGTTGCTCCACTTTTTCTACCCTTCAAAACCACTACCACTTCTCTATCTTGTGATACGGGTTTTGCAACTAATCTTACAGATTTACCAGTAACAACTAATGGGTCTGTTGTAGCAAACTCTGTATTTTTTGCCTTTTTGGTTTGTTCCTTACCTTTTTTTATCAAAGGTTTTGTTTTGGTTACTTTATCACCAAATACTGGAGAACCATCTATTGCAGCTTGTACAAGTTTATCAACATCACCTTTTGTTATATTACTTGCACTAAAAGTTTTTGACATTATTTTCCTCCTCCTGTTTCCTTAGTATCAAATCCTGGAGGTGTAAGTTTATCAGACTTAGTGTCAGCCTCTCCTTTTTCAGTACTTATCAATCCACTTTGAAATTGAGGAATATCTTTTGGTGTAGGTGGTTTGACGCCTGGTTTCATTCCCTTAGTTGGGTTTGGTGGGTCATTCTTATATCCAGAATTTACCCACTCTTTGAAGTTCTCAACTTCTTCAGGTGATGCTAATTGTGATATTTGTGAAATACCTGTAATACCACCAGGTAAACCTAATGCTGTCAATAAAGAATCTGTCAAGTCTACAGAACCAAGCAATTGTGCTGATGTGACTTCCGTACCATTGTTGAATACAAAAATACTTTCAAAGTCTGAAGATAATCCATCATCCTCTGTTATTACTTCCAAGTATGCATAATTTGTATTTTCCAATATGAAATCAACTGCCTCATCACTACCACCTATAAATGGAGTAAGGTCTACGAAATCATCTTCACCAGTTAGTGATATGGTTTCACTCACACCTTCTATTTGTGGTGCTTGTTCTATTTGTTCAACTTGACCAGTTTCCTCGTCAATTGGAGTATATAATTTATATTGCATTTCAATAGGTTCACCATTTGGGTTTGCCTCTAAAATTCTCATATTATCAATTATTGCTCCGTAAAAATCAGGACCTTGTGGATGAGTTTCATCCCATAGATTATAGTCTACTTCGTCATCCGCTAATGCAAACTTTACTGGAAAGAAATTATTTTCAGCAAGCATTGTACGACCAACTTTGGTCACTACTGCATCTACGACTAATTTATCATCTGAAATGAATCCCATTTACTTATCCCTTATTTTATGATGCTGTACTACCTTCTTTAGCATGTACTGCTACAGAAGTAACGAAGACTGCACCTGATAAATCACCTTGTATAATAATGTTAGTAGACCTTGAACCTTGTCCACCATTATTTCCTGTCACATCAGTATCAGTAAGTAAAATTGGTTTAGACCTAACTGAAAATGATGATGTACCAGCAGCAATTTTTACAGTTTGAGCGGTTTGTACATTTGCAAGAGCACCACCGACAGCATACTGATTGAAATCTCCAGTAACACCAGCCTGTTGTGGTATTACACAAACAATTGAGTTCTGAACAGTCACAGTATATGACTCACTATCAACTGGTGAATTTTGTGTATTACCAATTGTCAATTGAGCCTCTGTAAATTTTTGACCACTATTATTTGGAAAATATGATATTGTCTGAGACTCTAATCCTGAAGAATCAATAAATGCTAATTTTTCAGGTTCGTCTGCACGAGTGACAAGTTTATATCTCAATGATAAAGATTGGTCTTGTACAGGTTCAAGTACGGGCATATTTTCAATTACCGTACCATAAGAATTTGTTCCATTAGGATGTGAAGGATCCCACAAAGCGTAATCGACTTCATCATCAGCTAATGCGAATTTTGTTATATTTAACTGGCCAGTTTGTGCAAGTCTTTCCCTACCTCGTTTGGTGAGAATTGCATCAATAGTCTGGCTAGTATTATTAAGAAATCCCATTTCTTTCTCTCCTATTGTAATTTAGTTTTAACGGATGACTTGTAACCATTTGTAATAAATATTTGTTTTTAGAATTATCAATCATTTTTATATAGTTGTTATGTCTGTTAGATTATCACCTTGTACTGAAATATCTGTTCCATTGTCCGCCTCAGTTTGAACAGATGTTGGTGAAACTATGTTTATTTCTACTGGTAAGGATTCGTCTGGCATTT